AACTCGATGTCAACATCAAACTTATTGAGTAGACGATCCGCGAACTTCTCCAGATCGTTGAGTTCTTTCTGAGACACCTCTTCAGCCATGGCACGTCTCTTACGCAGAATGTCTTGTGCACGGTCAACCCCAGGCGTCATCTTGACTGCCTTCTTAACTGCGGCGGGTGTGCCTTCTTCGGGTTGTTTCTTGGTAGTTACCAATACACCCTTCTTGACGATAGGAGACTCTTCTACTAGTTCTACGTTCTCGATCCATTGACGGGATACACTACCCTCATCTAATGCAACGATAACATAGTTGGTACCTAGACGATGGATCTGTCCAGACTTACCACCTTTGATCTTTACGTTGTCACCCTCTACAAACAACTCACCTTCGATGTACTTCTCTCGTGCCTCAGACACAGGTTCTAGGTTCAACTTATTCTTGAACTCTTTAGTCTCCTTGAGACCCATACCAGTACGAACGTCATTGAACAGTTTCTTTGCATCGCGGTTAGACATTGAGGTTGGTACTCCCTGAGAAAATAAAGTGAAGTCGTTTTCCTTTGCGTTCGCTCTCTGTTTAGATGCGGACATACCAGTCAGACCTTCTGCATCTGGATCACGATCCCCAGATGAAATAATGGTAATCTTCTCGAAGTTATAAAACCCGTGACGACCCTTTAGGTTATTGTACTTGTTAAGGAGAGTTTCAAACTCGGTGAGACGATCTGCACCCACGACCATATTGACTTTATTGAATCCAGCGTTGTACAACTTTACTGCAACATCAAACACGGTACGTGAACCTGTGTCTGATATAATGTTACGTGCATGTTTTGGAAACATTTTACGTGCGTGTTTGATCTTCTCTGCATAACTGAGAGGATTCTTTCTTGCGTCTTGAGTTTGGGATAGATAGATCTTGTACGGTGACTTGCCTGCCTTTGCAGACATGATATTCATCAACTTACCATGACCTATGGTAGGTGGATTCATGCGACCGTATGTGAAGAATACTTCTCTTTCTTCTTCAACAAGGTATTGTTTAAATGAGGGTAACATTACGATTTTCTTTCCTTATCACTTTTACGAACCGAAGGTAACAACTTACGTGCGATTGCAGTCACCCGAGTAGACATCTTCTTTACTCTTTTTTCAATTTCTGAACGACGTTGTGGAGTGAGGTCACCTCGTGAGGCATCCTTACTGAACTTTTTGAATAGTTGATTTCGTGCTTGTTTGGTCGCACGTTTCATGAGAGTGTCTTTGGTTGCAGACTTCTGCATTGCTCTCTTACGGGACATCTTGAGTCTGGACTTGTTGCGTTTCATCGCACGTGCAAGTGCACGTCGTCCTTGGAAACTCAAGACTTCGTTGGCAGCATTATTTTCTTCGGTATCCTGTACCTTACGCTTCTTCGCGTTCTTGGATATCTGCCCGTCTTGACCGGGCGTATAGTCTACTGCCAAAAAATCTTTAAAATTAAGTGGTTTGGCCACTTTGTCCTCCGTCTCTACCATTGGTTACAAATATATAAAATGGGATAAGTCCTAAGACAAATACCCCTTTCACTAACTGAGTTTGTAGTATTATTTATACATCTTTAAATGTCAAATTAATACAACTTTGCGAATGGGCCAAATAAATCGCCCTTTTTCTGTGCAAGATAACCCAAATCGGTTAACGCATTATTCAACTGCGTTTGGTTTCGTATTGAAAATATTTCATTCAATATATCGATTTGCATCAACTTACTTAATGCAACGTCTGCCTTCCCCTTATCGAACACAGTAGTCATATTCTTAACAAACTGATCCACAGTGGTGATCTCAAAGTCTACCTTTCGTGTGGCTTGGAGAGACTTAAATCGATTGACATGTGTGTCGATATCATCTAGAAACTCTTGAGTGGTTGTCGGATAGTTTCTCCAACGTCTCCATCGTTGACTCTCTAGTCCCTGTCTTTGAAACAGTGCAGATGCCATATCTAGTGGTACCTTACCAAGACGTGCAGACGACGCACTGATATCGGTACCTTCTAGTTTGAGGTTTGCCTTACCTGCTTCGTTCTGACGTATCTGGAACTTGATCTCTTGTTTAGACGATCCAATGAATACCAGCGAATCTGTTTTACGGAAGTTGTTGCCTTGGAGATTAAGTGTGCAGTCTGCCTTCTGGAACTTAAACAGATACTCATCCCCATCGAACACATCTTGACCTTCAAGGTTCACCAGTTCCCACTTCGCTTCTTTAGCAGACATCAACTTCAGAGAGATACCAACTACCTGTCTGCTTTTAAACATCGCACGAAGAATAGTGTTGAACTCTTGTAGAGATGTTGTGTTGTCCCTGATCTTAGAATCTAGGTCTCTCTTAACCTTTTCCAGATCAGACACTAACCACACGTCTGCGGGGTTCCATGTATCCTTCTTAGTGATCTTGTATAAACGTTGACAAGTCTCTGTGATGTAGTCCATGAATCCACCGTCGCGGGAGTAATGACCGTATGAGGTCTGACCCACCTCGCGATAGGTTGTCAGTTGTTGTTGAAATATTGTGTCTTCCCAAGTCTCATTCATCTCAGGATAGATCTCTAGTAGTTCATCACGATAGAGTTGATAGAACTGTTTCTGGTTGTTATACCCGTTGTTCTCAATAGACTTTTGTATTGCAAACAAAGATGCGTTCTCTTGCATCGCAGTGGTCTTGGCATTAGAACCACCGCCACCGGTAAACTGACTCTTCTCTATCTCTGACCATTTGTACCCGTTAAACAATGGTGCAAACTGTGCGGATATTTTGAGAGTGGTTCCTATGATTCCTTCATTCTTTTGTTGAACTGCTTGTAGAAACTTCTTGACAGTAGGAGACTCCACGATCACTTGATTGGATCGGTCAGTCATTAGAAGTGGTTTTCCAGACACAATAAGATCCGCAACCTTACCGATGTAAGGTTTCTCGAACGTTATATATTTTCCACCAGATAGTCCAGCCATGCGTATTTCCTCTATGGTAGTTACTATTTATATGGTTATTTATTTAGCATCTAATCAGATGCCCAAACCCCACTTAGGCATCTAAACAGATGCCCAATAGTGGAATTGTACGCAAAAAAAAGGACGCTGTCAAGCGTCCGAAGAGAGAGAATGGAGCGGAGAGTAGGAGTTTCACCTACCTTCTTTGGGGGGAACCCATAGACCCAATAACTGGCCTCCGCATTATTTGGTGGTTAACAATGTAACAAAGTTGGTATAGTCGTCACGTGCTTGAGCAGTACACAGATCATTCCAGACGTAATTTGCGTCCATAGCTTCTAACAACTGTATCGCTTCAACCTTCCATGTTGACCAGAAATCCTTATCGTGTTCTCTGATACTAGGTGCGTTGTGCATCAAGTCACAGATCTTAACCATACGTAGTTCAGGGGGTGCAGAAGCCAACCTCGCACGATCCAATTCTTTACGTTTAGCACGGTTACCAACAAACTCAGGGGGTTTAGTCAGGTACCATACGTACTCTGCAACCAAATCACCAAACTTTTGTTGAATCTCTTCCTGAGTAACATCGGTGTCTTCCACAGTGTCATGGAGATAAGCAGAGTATACCAATTCAGGAGTTGGTTCCCTCATTGAGATGAAAACGTTATCTGCAACAGAGAAACAATGTTCGACATAAGGCTCACCAGTATACTTTCGCACCTGTCCTTCGTGAGCATGGATGGCGAACATCTTTATCTCTTCTAACCTAACCATAGATACTCCGTGAAAATAAGACCTGACCGTTTTCGTAACCTCGAACCGGTCGACCGTTTTGGGTAATCACCGCAGTGAGATCCCGATTACTGTTGATATTATAATCCAATTCCTTGTCCAAGGCAAGCGCCGCGGACTTATAATTGTCATAACTTTTTACATTGACAACACCGTCGCGACGTTGGAAGTGTAACTGAAACTTCTTCAGAGACTCTTCCTCGGTTGCATACTGGTAGTAGTCAGTCGCAAGTTCACTACAGAGATCGAGGTTGACGCGTTTGACACGTCGTTCCCCCGTCTCATCAAGGATGTACCGACGGACTTCCGCCGGTATCTGATCATAACTATGGTATGTAGTCATTATGCTACCTCCGCCATTTCAAGAGCAAGGTTCATCGCCTTGAGTTTCTTCGCTTGGTTTGAACCGAACCACGCAGACTGCATACGAGTGTCGTTTGAACGTCCCAACTCGTGGTCAGTCATGTACGTTACAGCGTTCACTGCGTTCCACCATGAACCCATCGCCATCTCTGCGCCAGGTTGTGTCTCCAGTACATCGAACGTACGTTGTGCAGAACGAGACAGGTCAATGTAATCCATAACCGACTTCTCTTTCGCAGGGAAGATTGCGTTGAAGTACTGAATCAGATCTTCTGCCTTAGTCTTCTTCTTAGCGAGGAATCGTGCAGCTTCTTTATACTGATCAAACTTCTCGTGGGCAATACCCAACTGATCTTTAACTAACTGTGGATCAAACGCACGACGGTGGTTGAGTGCAACTTCGTTCTTTGCGTTCGCACTAAGTGACATAGTCAAAGTGTTGTTACACACTACACGAATCGGAGTGAACCGTACGTTGATTGACTTACCGTACTGGTGAGGGTTAGAGAACAGAAGGTAAGAATCTACCTGATCTTCACCCAACACATTGAACGACTCGTTAACCTTCGCAAGTGCCCAAACCATCTGACCACCCTTCAGAGAACCCGCAGTGTGCATTTCCATGTCACCCGCAAGACAGTACTCGTTGAAGAACTCGAACGCTTCGTGATTCTGGACTGGATTCCAACCCTCACCCACAGACGGGGCAAGAACTTTGTTGTCAGTCGAACGGATCAACGCAGATGTGCCGGTGGCGATTAGATCGTCATCAGCAGGAGCAGCGTATGTTGGAACTTTTTTGACTTCCCAGTCACAACCTGCCTTCTCCATCATTTGACGGGGAGACAGATCTGCGGGAACACGTTCACCTAGACCATGCCAAGGCACCTCACCAACGTATGCCATTTGCGCTTGACCGTTTACCATTTCAATTTCATGACTCATAATTTTCTTCCTTTCTCTCAGTGTTTAATATGTATATATTATACAACGTTTTCATAATAAAGGCAACAACTTTCTTAGAACATTTTGGAATAAAAATCAGGATGGCAATACCAAACCAGATACCACCTGACGATACTCTTTACCAACCTCATTTGCGGTCTTCACCACGAAAGGTACTGCTGATTTGTTGAACCTTACAACCTTGGGGTCTTTCTCACCACTCATACAGACCGCAGGCAAGAACGCGTACTGACCTTGTTGTTGTGCGGGCATGAGAAGACGGGGATCCTCGATAGTGTAATCTGCCGCGCTCTCATCCAAGAACTTACCCACAAACTCGCCTGTTAATGTACAGACCGAAACAATTTCACCTTTGTCAAACATTACTTGATTCCTTTATAAATTGAGTAAGTATGTATTACTTACCTAAGAGTGACCTTCCCGCCTCGAAGAAGTCGCGTTGTTCACGCATCTTCTCCATGCGTTCCTTCGACGCAACCCACTTCTCGAAGGTCAGGGGTTGACGTGGTTCACCACAGGCGAGTTTACGTCTCTTAAACTCTCTCTTGAGAACCTTCTTTTCTTTGGCACCCATGAAGGCACCGACCAACTCAAGAAGACACTGACGGAACGAACGTCCGTGGTGCATATGACCCAAGCAGTGGGCCATCTCGTGAAGTAGGATATACTTGTTCAGACCGGTAATCGTGCACAACGTGATAGTTCGACCGTTAGTGAAACCTGACAGGGTCTTGTTACGGGTGTTCATACCAACAACTCTAGGAGTCGCGTTGAAGATCTGACCCACGTCATTCTCGACTGAGTCTTGCCACAACTTCGACCACTTCTTTGTTTTGTAAACACGTTTCGCAAACTTGTTCGCTTCTTCGATAGAGTCGAACTCGGGGATGTTACACTCAGACATGAAACTGTTTTCAGAAGCGTAAGTTTTTTTGCGTTCAGAATCACGGTAAGAACGAGAGTCCCCACCCTTGTTTTGACTCGCACGGTGCTTCACCAGATACGTATTGTACTTGTGCTCTGGTGAATCGTAGTCGGGGTGTTTAAAGAAATTATAGTCCGGCATTGTCACCTCCAGTCATTCCAACCCAAGCGTACGCAGGGTTTTTACAGAACATTCCGATCTCATCGAAACCTAGGATACAGAATCCTTCAGCAGGATCAGTACCAACTTCGTACTCGACTAACTCATAACCGGTACGGAACTGACGAACAGTGGCAATATCAACAGGGATCACTTCAAACACTTCATTCATAAACTTACTCTCTCATCACAATAGGGTACTATTATCTCATATCTGGCCACTGGTGGCGAACTTTATTTTGAAAATAAAGCGGTAATTTGTCACTAATTTCGACCCAAATGGGGAAACCGGTCACGTGCCTCTTGCATCGATAAGACCTCCCAGTCTTCGATATCAGTGCGAAACATCTGAAGTCGACTCAACCATTCATATAGATTGGGCAACATGTCAGACCGCATTACACGACCTCTGGCGTCTATTACGATACCCATTATGAGTACCTCACGTTCTTTTTCAAAGTCCACTTCTCAACAACTGGCAGACCGAACTCATCCTCATCCACACAGATGTAAGCAACGGTCTTCTTGACATTGGCATAACGGTAACCTTGATCACCGACAGAACCGACCCAGATCACATGAGGAAAGTCCTCACTTAAATGTATCGGATCTGGATTCTCAGAGTACTCAAAGTAGTTGCCTATAGACTTCTCTGTGAAACACCCGATCGGGTCTTTGGTATGAACGTGGTAACCCATTACACATTCTCCACAAAATGAATCCCGATTGGACTACCGTTCACAGAACGATGACCCGCAGGTTTGATGTCTTTCAACTTCCACCACGTCTTGGTGGTATCGTCTCCGACCCAACGGATACAAACCTCTTGGAGAGGGTAGTTGATTGAGAGGATTTTACCCTCTACAGTAGGATGCATGGCACCCCAGTTTGCTTCAACCTCACGACCGAGGATCTCTTCACGACAGTAGTCTAGGATATCATACATTGATGTAGTCCTCCAGTTGAGGGCGGGCGATAGGATTGTCACGAGTCTGCCAAACAAAGGCACTGTAATCACGCAACATTGTTTTACGCAGATCATCTTCTTGACTCGCAGCTTGCAGAACTCTAGACTCATCACTACCTTTCGTGTAGTAGCGGTGGTCGTCGGACATCATATATGTCCAGTCATGTTTCTGAAGAAGCTTGAAGAATTGTTCGTTGGTCATAAAAAAGGTCTCTCTCATCATTGAATACAGGAGTATTATCTCACGTTTTCATAACAAAGTCAATAGAATATCGAAGTTTTTTTAGACCGATTTGGAATAAAAACTTCGATTCTTATAACTTTTTGATCTAAAACGCAACCTGCCAGGAGATGCCAGTTTGACCATTTTTATAGACAATATAGGTTCTAACTGCAATTGCCGAGGTCATGGTAAAGTTGAAATGGTCGGGGATACCATTACCGATCGTATAATATGATAACCCACTGACTAGGACGTTTGTGACCAGAAGGGTGTCCCTGTGGGGGTTCTTACCGAATATTGGATTCCCTTCAGAATAACAATTACAGGGATCCGAGAGGGCAGTCGTTGTTTGAGAGTAGTCTACGTAGGATACTAGATTGTACCCTAAGAATAGACCTTTCTCTTTATCAGTCCACTCATTAAAGTGTCTGAACTCTGCATTAGCATCAACACACCATAAACAAGCAAGGAGTGCTAACAGTATCTTCATACGGTAGGTATTTCCGTACCAGCAACGTTTTCAACACCAACAACCTCTTGTAACAACTTGCGGTTCTCAAGGTGTTCACCCTCGATATCATCCTTGGACTGACCGAAGTATTTCACAGCGATATGTTTCTCGATCATCATGGTGTTCACACTTCGATAGGAATCAGTCTCTGCATCATACACGATAAACTCGCCTAGGATACGACCATATTTTCCTTTACCATCCTTTCGAGTCTGTAGGGTAGACTTCTTACCCAATAACGCTTTGAGGTATTCTTTTGCAAACAAACCAAACTTCTTCTCGATTGGATCTCGGGTTCTACTCTCCGGAGTATCGATACCATAGAGACGAACTCTCTCCTTACGTAACCAGACTCCAAACCCCAGATCGATATTCACATCAACGGTATCTCCATCGACGACCCTAACTATTTCTACGTTGTACTCATACATGTTATTCTTGTCCTTAACAATACGCTTAATTAACTACTGTGTCGCGAGTACCGCGTCGATGTCTTGCTTGTTAAACTTTCTAAACTTACGTCTAGTTGGAGACCATGTCGATTTTGGCGTATTGAACCAAATGACACCAGTAGTACCTCGACGTATATACCCATACAGAGTTGTGCCTCTGGTGATATAGGTATGATTCGGATACTCACCACCTTCCGTAATCTCTTCACGCCACAGGTATTTATATGGGTCTGTCATACTTACCGTCCTTATAAGTGCCAGGCACTGAGAAATATGCAATCAAGGTTTCCAGAGACACTTTAACATCATCCCATCCCTGCGTTTCTACATCAACTTCAAGTTCTTCTAACACGTCAACCAAAATCTCGCGAGTCAGTTTTTCTTTCTGTTCTGCGGTCAAGTCGATATTCATTTTACCACTCCCTCAATATTGTTACCATTAACATAAAACCAGAAATCGCATTCAACATAATCAACGCACGATCTCTCCAAATAATAGACACCCATAACCACAAAATGATGCCTGCAAAACCGAACATCAAATCATACATCCGGAAGTCAATACCCGCTGAACGCATTGCGAGAGAACAAAGAATCAAGATTGAGGCAACCCACTTTAGATACCAATCAAAGTCCTCGGGATACCAGTCTCGATCAGGTTTGAATCGACCCAACGCACGTATCTTTGGATCGCCTTTTCCATTAGGTGTCATTGTTCTTCCTTAATAAAAATACCGTCAACCATCTTACCTTTGCGGTCTTGTATGTCACTGTATGCGACCTGAAGACAATGACGCATCGATAGACCATTACGTTCAGCAATATTAATCAACACCACCATGATGTCACCAATGTCATCCGCAACGTCACGGTTCTTACATACGTTGTCTGACAACTCACCGACCTCCTGAATGAGTTTGCACACTTGGTCTTTATCAGTGGCACCCTCAATGAGATTCCGAGCATAGTGCCAGTTCTTAACACGATCGCACAGTTGTTCAAGACTCTCACCACTCGGTTGACGTTCAAGACGTTCGAGTGTCGCTTTTTTACTGTAGGTCATTACTTCCATTAGAAATGTTTCTCCAAAACAAAGATTTGATCTTCCCACTCGGCAATCTGGCCAAGTTCCTTTTGAACTGACTCCATGACATCGGGATGTTCTCCGATACCCGCAGGGTTAGTTAAGTAAACCTCTACGTTCATTTTGTGCAATTCGATTTGCCCCTCAGCATATAACTTTAAGGCGGCTAACATTTTTTCTCTCATCTACTCATCCTCGATATTTCGGTTGCTTGTTCCTTGTTAGTGATAGGCACAGCATTAGACTTGTGCATGGTGGAGATACCTTTCACTAACGTTCCTGTGTATTGCGGTCTTTCTTTTTTAGAGGTGTTGAAGGTTCCGGAATCGTGTGAGGGGTACTGCTTTGACTCTGCCAATCGAAGATCTGCATACGTCTCTGTCTTTGATGATTCAAACGGTTTAAACTCCGCTGCCTTGTATTTGCCACACACCACTCCTTTGGGTTTCTTACGTTTGATTTTACGACCGTATTGGTCGTGGTTTAATGAATAATATCTCATCCCATTTCCATCATTTTGGTGAATAAACTGTGCAACGTTGCACCGGTGAATAGAAGTACTATTATAGGGGAAATCACTCCACATGTCAAGATCAAAATGTAAAAACATTTCTCTGAAAACGTTTCGAAATCATTCCAACCAGCGATCAGAAAAGTTTTTAGATCTTTCACTTCCTTCAGAAGTTTTTTCAAGAGATCCATCATAGTGACCACTCGATGGTTGGACGTTGACCACCCTTACCGTTCCAATGTATCGTACACCCACACTCTTCGATGATGGGTAAGATTGCCTTCAGGTTCTTAACACCTTTCTTGTCACCATTGAAACAGAAGGTAGATTGACTCTGTTGTTCCGGAGTGTGACACAGAAACCCACCGACCGAAGAATCGTACTCTAAGTAGTTGTGACACGTCTCAACGATCTCACCGGTGCCTTCACACTCCTCACAATAAATCCACTCACCGTCTTCATCCTCTATCTCACCCTCACCCAAACACGCATTGCATGTCGAGTAGTCCTGTTCCACTTCACAGTCTTGAGAGTGGTTGAACAGAACCTTGTCGAGATCTGCTTCATCCGGCACTTCCATCCACGCACAAGATTGGCAGCAAGGTAGATTCCACCCCACAAACCAACCTTCTTCGGTCAAACGTTCTTGTAACTTACGAAATCCATTCATGCTTCATACTCATATCTAATTTGGTGAAGGATCTTTCCATCTTGAATAAGATCCAATGCAGGGTTATTCTCTGAGTCATAGAAAAACAACTGTTGAAAATCAGAGAACTGTTCATCAGCGAGTTGCGTGATGCGATACTCCATTTCCTCCGGTGGCCAGTTTTCTTCTAACAAAGACACACACATATCATTTGGGGTTGCAGTCAGGACACATAGTCTCATTCGGATTCCTCTCGGGCTTTGGATTTGTTGTACTCACGTTGGTTGTCTTTCTGGACTTCCATCAGATAAAGTATTCGAACTCCAGCTACTACCACGACAATCAACGAACTATACAGAACCACGGTAGCGATTAAATGCGATAAGATTTCTAACATTAGTTTTTGAACTCCGCTGAAAAGGGGAAACAAGTCATAAAGAGCGCACTCTCCAAACCGTACGCCTCTTTCTCCCACGGTTGATTTTCATATTTATAGTTCTTGGCCCTCTTGCCTTTCCACTCAAAATCTCCACCGTCAGAACCTAACTGACCTCGAATATATTGACGAGCGTGAACCATCTCATGCGCGAGGGTACGCATCTGGTCAAGGAACGATATCTTGGAACCGTCGATTGGACAACGAATGGCGATCTCGATGGATGCCTCCGTACGTTCTCCAGTGCAGTAACCAAGAGCATCCAGACCACGTTCAAACGAAACCTCAATGGTAGGTTTGCGTAGTCTTCCCATACCCAGTGCGTTGATCAAGTTGAACATGTAAATCTCAACAACACGACGGTTACGACCACCCTCGATAAAAACATCAATCATGCAACATACGCCTTTGGTGTAAAACGGGGATAAAGTCTGAAGTGACCCAACTCAGGGAGTGTCTGCATGTACGTGATAGGATCTTGCAAACACTTCGCGTCAAGAGCATCATAGTACACCATAGAATCATTCTCTATCTCCAACCAGAAGAAGTCGTCATTGAAGAACGAGTTCTCAGAGATTTTATGAACCGGAACATTCAGGTTTTCAATAACACGGACAGGAACCTTCAGGAATGACGCTGAAGGATCCGTGATGTAGGTGACTGCATTAGCAGGGTTAGTGTTGAAACTCATGTTATGCCTCCAACACGTAAGGAGTGTGGTACTTACCAATGTTGATGTCAGTGTAGTGACTTCTGTGGAAGTAGTCAGTCTGGCTGTCGTCTTCACAGAAGAAGTCAGGGCCTTCCATCGCAGCTTTCAGTTCAGTCAGGAACGCAACAACAGTAGGACAGTCATAGTTCTCACTGATCCAGTAAGGGTTGACTTGAACATACTCACGAGGGCCATACTCACTGACAGGCAAAGCACCGATCACATCTAACGCACCACTCTTAATGTTCACAACTAAAGTACTGTGGTGACGAATGGCAATAGTACCTTTCATCTTGTACTTCTTGAGGACTGCTTTGATCGCAGGGGCTAACTTCTTTTTGTCTTCTTGACTTACATACGCCATAACTTTTCTCTCTCTCATCATTAAAATACAGGAGTATTATCTCATGAATCGGGGGTGCCGTCAAGCTTTTCTTTAGACTATTTTGTTATAACGAACATTCGTTTTATGAATAATGGTCATAAAAGGTTCTGACAAGGTATTTTCTCAATATACCTAGGAAGAAAAACATGATGGTCATCACTATGGAAATCGTGCCTGGCCCCCATCCTAGACCCATGAAGATGGTCAACAGGACGAAGTTTAGACAGATGTTGATGGGTAGGGCGACAATAGTGTCACCCACCGCGAAGTTCAATGCATCCTTATTGACTTTCAAGTTTTACCTTTTCGTCATGGATGTGGAGTTGGATCAGTGCATAGTGAAGCACCTTCATGAGATCTTTACGGTGATCATCATTACCACCTTTGTTTCCATAACGTTTTGCGTACTTGATTACGTTACCAAGACAGAAACCTGTACCCAGTCCCGCATCAATGATGATGTCGGTTGCTTGATACTTGTCTGACGCATAGTGTTGACTATACGTGGAGTCGACGTAGTCTTTGAACTGTGTAATCAGTTCGTCTTCGTTGAACTTGTATTCGAGATCTGTCTCGAAAAGAGGAGTTTGGACGGGTGCGTAGATAGAATCTACATCATGGTCATCACGGAGATCGTAACTTACATTGCTCATAATAATTCCTAATTCAAATAATAAAGGGGTAGTATAACATGTTTTCAGAACGTTGGCAAGCGTTTATTTCACTTTTTTTTGTACCAACTAGCACAAGTCCAACGTGTGCCTTTGGTTAGAGTTTTGACCTTGTGGTGGTATTCAATACCATCATAGAAGAAGATTCTACCCTGTTTTGGAACGATGGTAGTACCATCCTGTAGTTGAGTCTCTCCTCCTTCAAATCCGTCATTCAGATAAAGGACTGAGGTGTACATAGTGTGTTTACTTGCAACATCATTATGCAACCCCATCCTAGACCCCTCACTCCATTTGTAGACCTGACACCACTGCATGATTGCACCCGCAAGTTGGTTAGCGAGGATACTCTGGCGTAACCATATATCCTCTACCAACTCATGTTTCATTGGCATATGTTCTACATCCGGATCACCAATAGGTACGTAACTAAAGTTTTGTTTAGAGATAACCTCGGGAGCACTCTTGTACAATCCAATCAAGGTTGCACACTCTTCCGGTGTTATGAAGTTATCTTCAACATAAAAGTTACGGGGTTTCACTAATTTACCTTTGAAGTATTACCTTCAGTAGTTACGAAGAAGTCACCCTCTTCTGTTATTTCTAGAGAATCGGCATTAAAAACACCCAACAATACGCTGATCATATCCCTAAAACCCTCACGTCTACCAAAGTATTTACCTGCGATAAACGATCCAAACATACATCCTGTTGCCAGAAGTGTGTGTATATACATGTCCATGTGACTACTCCTTACGAGAAATTAATCCGTTTTAGTTTCTCTCCTTGTTCCGTATCACCGATAGTCGGGGTCGAAATAATCTCCGGAGAGAGCGTCTGCTCAGAGTTATCAACATCAAATAGTCTCATCTTAGATCGATCAATACCAACCACAAATCGTTTGTCACGGTTGGGATCGTTGTATCGATTCTTCAACTGTTTCACCATGATCTGTCCCATCTGTTCTAGTTCTTCATTAGAGACTAAGGCGAACATCAAGTCTGCGGTAGCAGGTAGACCAAACGACTCTGAGGTGTCCTCAAGGCCGGGATCTGAGTTTGCGAAACCAGATCGAGTAGTCTGAGTCGCAGACACGATCGGCACGTTGAACTCTACTGCAAGACCACGTAACTCTTCTGCGATTGCCTTGATATATGTGTATGAGTTAATAGAACCACCCATCGCTTTCATTCGAGAAGATGCACATATATTTAGGTAATCTATGAAGATGATTTCAGGAACAAACTTCTTCTTTAGACTCAATTCCTCAAGTAACGCACGGAAGTGACTCGCGTGGGCTTGACCGGTAGGATATTCCTTGACGATCAGTTTTCCGTTGGTTCGTTTTCCGATATCAGATACTCGGTCTTTGAACATGGTCTTAGACAGATTTTGGATTTGGTCGATTGGGGTGTTGAGAAGGTTTGCATCAATCCGTTCAGCGATACGCTCTTCTGACATTTCCATTGTAATATAAAGGACGTTTCTACCTTGTGACAAGGCACCGGCGGCGACGTGACACATGAAGAGAGACTTACCGACGCCAGTACCAGCAAGAGCGATGTTGAGAGTCTTGTTGGGTAACCCACCCTTGGTGATGTTGTTAAAGTACTCAAGATCGAACGGAATACGTTCCTCTTGTTTGTGGTAGAAGTCGAATCGTTCTTCTGCATTGTCGACATAATCGTGTCCTACACTCGTATCAAATGACACACCCAGTGCTTTCTGGAGAATGTCAGGTAACGAGTTCTTAGTTAGTGTTTGATGTTTCCCATCTATTATAGAGATAGACTCCATGATCGCAAGGAATACGGCACGATCCTGACACCACTTCTCGGTAGTGTCCAACAACCACTGAGAATCATTATCTTTCTTTTCAAAAAGAGCTGGAATCAGATCAACAGTTTCGTTGTAATTGGATTCGTTGATATTGTCCGACTCCTCAATCTGAAGAGTCAATGCATCACGAGATGGGAGTTTGTTGTACTTGGAAACATACGCAATAATCTCACCAAAGATGAGTTTGGGTACGCCTTCGAAGTATGGTTTTTTAAGGAACGGAACGACCTTACGCATGTAAGAATCGTTCGTCAATAAATTATTCAGTATTAGATGTTCTTTCATTGTCTAGTAAAGTTCCTTCGCTGATTGCATTTTCTAACACAGATTCAAGTATCTGGCCCACGTACTCGATAAGATCTTCACGCTCTTCTGTTAACGTCTCATCTGGTGAGTATTGTACCACATAATTGAAGTTTAAGCAACCTTCATCATCATTAAACTTAATGTTACCAAAACGAACTACAGTCTCAGCAAAATCACCACGTAGGATGCGAACATCCCACGCCTGATCATTGTCAGACCCCTCGGAAGGGGTCAATTCATAGTCTTTATGTTCAGATAGTTTTGAAATCAAAACTCCTCCTCAAGGTCAAGGGAAAGATTAGATGCACCCACAATAGAGTACATCTGATTCACAAAGTCGATGAAGGTTTCATCTGCAAGCATTTCAGTCCAGAACTCAGGTGACAGAGTATCTTTCTCTCGTACCTTAGTGCCTATAACTTCTCCAGTTGCACGATTGACCAATTGATACCAACCATTACTAGGTTTAGTAACATACCCCCCAGCAAGAGCAATATCCAACAGACCGCTGTAACGCTCAATGCCACCATCCCAAGAAACTGAGATAGGAATCTTCGACTTCTCTTTAACAAACCTAGACTTTTCCACATTGATGATAAAGTCATATCCAGTGACCTCCGTACCCTTCTTGTTCTGACGGCGACCAATGATCCAGATATTGTCGGCAGAATAATAGATACCAGTACCACCACCTACGATATCTTTTGGAAACAAACCAATCTCTTTATAAGTGTGATTGATAGCAAGTAACGGAATGTTTCTCATAGTCAAGTAGGGTGTTGACATACGGAACAAACCTTTGAGTGCTTTCGCACGGGACATATCTGCAACAGACTTCTCGTTGATCGCATCTTCCAGTTCTTTCTTAGACGCAAGGTTACCGATAGAGTCAATCACAATGATCACCTTATCGTCCTTACCGATCTCTTCTAGTTGGTTGATCAGATCAAACTTCAGTTCTTCGACATTGGTGATAGGCGTATGAAGTACACGACTAGTATCGATACCAAAGTTCTCGAAGTAAGATTGCGGTGAACCAAACTCAGAGTCATAAAACAACATCATTGCTTCTGGATCTGAGTCGAGATAAGCAGACGCCATCTTCAAGGCAAACGATGTCTTGAAGTGTTTACTTGGCCCTGCAAGTACAGTAAGACCTGACGCGAGTCCACCATCTAATCTTCCAGACAGTGCGACATTCATCATTGGTACATCAATTCGCGTCAGTTCTTTTTCTTGGAAGAACTCTGATTTATCGAGTACCGCAGTACCCGACACTTTGGAGTTCTTTTTGAGTTTTGCCATCAATGACATAATATAAAGTTCCTCTTATGATAAACAGTTTTCAACAAGCGTTAGTGTATCAGTTGCACCTGCAAAGATGCGAGCATCATACCTTTCAGACTCTGTCACGAAGTTGGGAGTAACACCTTCACCCAGTGCCGACTGAACCATTCGATTGACAACCATCGGGTTGGCATTCTTCATGTCCATGATCGCTTCATGCAGTTCATCGAAGTATTTCTGACGTACCATGCGGTAACCAGATACACCCAGACGGACATATACAACCTCAGCAATACTACCAGTCTGTACCCGTCCGGCATTGAACCACGACATCTCACGCAGTACACCCATATGTTGTTCCAGACCCTTACCATTACCACCCACGATCTGTAGAGGCGCGTTGATGATGTCTTGGACATTCTCAGAGTCGGACAGATCAGGCATGTAAACGATCTTGTTGTCGAACACTTGACGTGTCAGTGCCATCAAAAGACGTTCGTATGTCTCGATGTTGATCGTGGATCGGATACAGATACCCGAACCTGAGATACGGATCAATTTCTGAATGGCATTAATGAAGTCGCCATCATCAAGAGTATCATTCTTCTTGATAGCAATATCACTACACCAGAACACAACGTTCGGTTTGTTTTTGATTACAGCATCGATATCGTCTTCACTGTGAGTAGTGACCTCGACGCCTTTTGGTACATTGAACGCACTCGCTGTGGCACGACACAATGCATTTCCATTACCAATGACCGCAACCTTGAGATCTTGTCTCTCGGGCAGATCATCATCTTTTACTACTTCTTCGACGACTTCAGCGTCTACTACTTCTTCAGACATAATTGTCTCCTAGTTATTACGATATGCATATTCTACTGCTCTATCCGCTTCTACTTCAAGTGGACGATTAGTATACCAATTTCCGGTGTCAATGTCAAGCTGTCGACATAAATCCGCGATCTCACGTGCGGTGATTGGGTATCCACGAGTGATCGCTGTACCGGCAGTCGCGACCATAATTTGATACATCTTGTGATACCAACCTGTTTCTGAAATATACTGGTAATCTCTCGCCAGTGTTTTCGGAAAAAAAGGACAATCATGATAACTTGTCCATGTAAACTCTGTGTTGTTCATTGAGTTCTTCCGGTGTGCAACCACTGCCTTCTGTAACTCATCTGGTAGTCTATCTAGGAAGTTTTTACCTTCCTTTTCTTTGTATGGGTGTTTACCTATGAGATAGTCCGCATCCACAGGTCGACCCTCGTTGCGCCATATGAAGTTGTATGCGTCCTCATACTTAGCGGGGACGTAATACATACGACTCAGATCCTTGGTCTGTTTATCACCTATCTCATTAAGTTCGGTGTTGAGTGCCCACCAGAACGCCTTGAGTTGATCCGACTCTACTTCTTCGCCCAGATTAAATACCAGTCGGAACTTGGGTTTATCCTCACGAGAACTCGCAGTACTATAACAGACAAAGTCCCAGTGTCCATAGTCCTCGACCAATCTGTCTTTCAACTTACCTGCGGGGATATCTATATCATCTACGTCTACTGCCGCCCACCCAGTCCAACACTCCACGTTCTTATTACTACGTGTAGTATCAACCGTGTACTTGGCAGGGCTGATCAATGGCGCAGTCGCCTTCGTATCCGGTTTGTCTGATAACATATACAACAGAGACACGAACTCATCCCACGTCTCAAACGACATAGTCTTGTTCGTTTTGTTATCATAACGATTGCGGAATAAAGTTAGAGAGTACATAACGCAATTTCATTCTTATACATTTGACCCTTCCATTCTTGATCGTAGGGAAATACCTGTATCGGTTTGTAATCAGTGTGTTTCAGTACGGTATGACGTACGGGTTTCTGATCCCAGTTATCAATCAGACATGCTTTGATACCTAGGTCTTGACACATAGTAGAGTCGAACTCCACTGCCCAAGGCTTATGATACCCGTCTATGAGAGCAAAGTCAAACCAATTCGTAAAGTTTTCTAACATATCATTCTGCACGTACTGAGTCTTACCTTTGATATGAGTAAACCGATTGCCATACACCTTGTTCATCTTGTCAATCTGTTCGTAACGAAGTTTGGGATCGGGTACTTCTTTACCTAGGTTTTCTTCGATAGGGCCAATACAAACCAGATCCGCATCGGTGTACGTCTCCAGTTGGTAGGTCGTAGAATGTCCCCACAGGAAACCAATCTCCAATACCCGTTTGGGTTTGAAGTCTCGTTGTGCGGTTTGAAATGCCTCCATGATTTGGTCTGTGGGTGGCATGTAACCCCACCCGTCAGTAGGCCAAATTAAGTGGTCTAGATTCATATCATAAAGTCCTCAAGGTTCACTCGTTCTTCCGCAGTCCACCCCAACGCATCTAGGATAGGCGTGAGGGGATCTAGGAATGTCTTGTCAAACATTATACCATAATCTATCTTGGAATGCAAGTTTAGTTCCTTGGGTAGACCCATCGGGAACGAGATTACATTTTCTTTTATCTGGTTCGGAACTTTCAGATAGATGAACTTGATCTTCTCGCCATCCTGAATGTGTTCGTACTTTTCCGTCAGGTCACCCTTCTGTAACGCCTTGTTGTACAGTAACGCACCCCGCACATGGATAGGTGTACCCTTCTTGTAGGTCGTATCCTTGTCTTGCCACTTGGTCAGATTAGATATCCCACGAGGGAATGCAACGTCCTCTGGATCAAACTTAGAGAAGGTTCGACGGAAATCTGCGATACGTTTCTGTGTTGCACCCTCATCACCGGTGACCATGAGACTAAACATCCTCTTCATCTCATCACGACACACAGACGGAGTCGACGACTTGATTGCCTCGATACCCATCATCTTGAGTTTGGGTTCTGCGTACTGGACACCCTCGTTGTTGTGGACGTTCAGGATGTAACGTTTCTTCGCCATCCAGATACCACGGTCAGCAATAACCTCACGACCCATCTCCATACGATTCTCGTAGGCACTGGTTTCGGTTGCGAGACCTGCATAGGCATCTGCAATAATCTTTTCAAAATGTTCTGAACAGATCTTGTCGAGAAACTTCACTGGATCCTTGGGGTTGAACTTCTTGACCAGTTTGTCCATACCAATGTAGACAGAGTCAGTATCAATCGCGATCACGTAGTCTTCGTCAGTCTCCAGAAGATTGTTCATCTCATCGTTGACTGCCTTCTCTGCGAGTTTGATCGCACGTTGACCAGACAGAGTCACACCCTCTGCGATACGGTGGTCGAAGTATCTGAACCATTTGTTCGCAAGTGCACCATAGAGTGAGTTCATAAGGATCTTGATACCCATCTGTTGGTTGTCAAGATTTGCGATCGCGTTCTCCAGTTTCTTGGTAGGGTTGTCCTCGTATTCTTGTTTCTTCTTCAACATCTCTTGTTTGATACTAACGCGATTGTTGTAGAACTTTTTAATGACCTTGGGAATCACACCGAGTTTGTCATGAGTGTACCGTACACCATTCGCAGCGAGTGCACCCTCTTCGAACCTAGGGGACAGTAGAGTCTCGGGAGACATGTTGTACTGTACAATGATGTTGGGATACAGAGAGTTCAAGTCAAACGACACCACCCAGTCATGACCACCAACATGCGGATCTTTCACGTAACCACCAATGATTTTACCCGCATCATAATCGATCGGGGGACGGGGTGGAATTACCACGTTGTCCTGTAGAAGTTCATTGTAGATGATTGTATCCCAGATTGCGGTAGTACCCAGTGCATCACCATAGTTAGTCTTTGCACCATAGGACATAGTCAACACCAGAGAGATAATACCAATCTTCTCCTCCAGTCGTTCGACCAACTCCACATCTTTGATGTTGTAGTCAATGAACTTCTGGTAGTCATTCTTGTACAGTGCGTTGAGAGAACCGTGTTCCTCATAAGACAGTTTGCGTTCACCTAGTACCACGTTGGCAATGTTGTCCAGTTTGTAGGACTCTTGTTGACCATAGGTGTTAAGGGTAAACTTCTTGAATAGATTGAGGTAATCCAGTTGGGAGATACCTTCAATCGCATATGCCTGTTGTTCACGTCCACCTAGGGTCATAACCGTCCTAGAACGCGCCAGTTTCCACGGAGAGAGACGTTTAGCATTATCCCACCCAAGTAGACCAGTAATTCGGTTAACAAGGTATGGTATGTCGAACAACTCACTGTTCCAACCTGTCACGATGTCTGGATAGTTACCTTCCCACCAACCTAGGAACGAACCAAGAAGAGCACTCTCATCCGTACACTTGAAGTAAGAGGTATTCTCACGTGCATCATAATCACCAAGACCCCAGACCATACGTTGATCGGACTGATTGTTCTTGACACAGATAGCAGTGACGGGGTGTTCTGCATCCTCGGGGTTGGGGAAACCTTTATCGGACGCAACCTCGATATCGATATAACAGATGTTGATCTTGGACGTGTCCCATTTAAGATCATTTGGATATCGATTGGAGATGAACTGCGAAACGTAGTTGGTGTTGCCGTGTACCGTGAAGTTCGGTATGTCTTTATATTGAGCAACAAACTCTTTCGCCTCTTTCATCGATCCCATCTCTACCGGTTCGACCTTCTTTCCGTAGAGAGAACGATACTTACCGGTAGCCTTGGGAGACTCGATGTAAAGAGTAGGGTTAAAGGGGATGCGATCGGAGATGCGTTGACCATCCTCGATGCCGCGGAGTAGTATATTGTTCCCGTAACGGGTCACATTGGTATAATATTTCATGTACGCAGTATATCAAATACCGCCCTACTTGTCAAGCGTTATCCAAGAATAATCTGGGTGAACTTCTCTATCGTATTTGCGTTTACCTGTATCGGTAACGGTACCACCATAGGACTCATCAATGATCTGAATGATCGGAGAATCCCATATTTTGAGTGGTTTAGTATATGCAGAACTCACGTCAACGTTCAGTCCTGTCTTATTACAGTACTCAGGATTCTTGAATCGGTTTGCAGGCCAGTAAGTGTTGGGGTGGGTATTGTTTTTAGAACGACAATACTTATCGGTCACAACATGCAACAACTGCATCGGGCCACGTGTGTATCCTTTTTCAAACTCCTTACAGTACATGTCCGCGATCTTAGGTGTAGTAGTCCAGAACTCGTTTGCCATACCCAATTGTAGAGAAGAGTCTTTGGATGTCCACTTAGACATGATCATGCGAAAGGTATCTTCACACTCTGGTCTCAGGTATGCATCATGTTCCAACATCCATATACGTTCACCCCGTGACATGCGTTTTGCTGCACGATAGTGAGAGTGGAACGCCGCAAGTTCCTGTGGTGATCTATCAGAGAGATCGTTGTTGACCCCTTTCAGTAATGTGTCAGGGGTGATACATTGTACCACCGTCACCTCAAAGATGTCTGACACACGTTGAAAGGATTCTAAAGCCACCTGCATGTACTTCACTGCAAGTGGATTACCAAAGTCGACATTCATGATGCCGCGTGCTATACCTCGCATTATGCTTTAGAACCTAACACTCTTCGTACGATATCATTATGGTTGAACTCTGCCCAATACAACTCGAACGCAACCCCATCTTTGGTACCTTCAAACTGGTGAATCTGACCCGGCTTTACCTGAGTATACTCACCTGCCTTTAGAACTGTTTCATCGACCAGACCGTCTTGGTCTCCATCTTGCCAGACGCGTACTATCATCTCGCCGGACTCACAGAAGAATCCATTCCACTTATATTCGTGTAGATGTTCCGAACACTTGAAACCTTTCTTAAACTCTATTCTATGGAACTCTAGTACACCGTTTGCTGCGACTAGTTCTGTTTGTCCCCACAATTTCCCTGCTTTCATAACAACTCCCTCAATTCAGTATAACCACCAATATAATTCCACTGGTCTTCTTCTACGGTAAAGATCTGCGGAACCGTCCGAAACTCTTGACCCGCGACTTCCATAAGACGATCTTGTTCCGCAGGGGCAACCTGCGTCAAACAGAGATATTCATAATGGAGTTGTTTATCGGTACAGAGTTGTTTTGCCTGTTTACAATACCCACAAGCTGGAGTTCCTAAAATAACGTATTTCATAAGATCACCTTTTCAATTCACTTGTTATATCTAGACAATAAAAAAGAGAGGGTTTTTATGCCCTCTCTCCATACTACTTAGCTACTGGTCTTTTCACTTTTCTCATCATCATGATCGTCTGTTTTTTCGACCCAGAACTGCTTTATCTCAAAATTGATTTTGTAATCAACTTCAGGCAGCATGGGCTTATGAACGACACTGAGTAACTCACGAAGTTCTTGATCGAACTCCCTTTGTAACTCAAGTTGAGAAACATGCAGTAGATCCGAAGACAAACGTCTTGCAGTTACTGTCAGTTCTTCAATGTCGCTAGCAGTCGCAAATGAAGAGAGGAAAGTTAGTCCAACCAAGATTAGACTTTTCCTCATGATACTCCTCCGAGTTATCCTATTTGGATGTTACGGGGACGCTTCTCTTCCGGAAGTTCTACTTTCAGTTTAATGACTAGTAGTCCATCCAAAAAGTCAGCTCCATCTACAACAACATGTTCTGACAATCTAAAGGTTCTTTGGAACTTCTTCGTTGATATTCCCTTGTGGATATACTCACGATTATTATCGCTTTCATCGACGGTCTCACGACCTTGGGCTACAACAAAAAGAATCCCTTCGCGTACTTCTACGGTCAGATCTTCTTTTTTATATCCCGCCAAAGCGAGTTCAACACTAAACTCATCTTCAGAATGACGAACGACATTGTGCGGAGGATAGAGTTTTCCATTTGAGCCATTGGCTACATCTGAAAGTTTCTCTATTTCCGACCATACGTGGTCAAATCCAATAAAGTGCGAACGTGGGAAAGTAAATGCTTTAGTTACCATAACGGTTTCTCCTTTTATTAAAGCGAGGTGTTGTTAGTGTGACCGGAACCATTCCGCATCACGAGTGTATTTATAACATATTTTTACTGTAAAAGCAAGTAATGTTACATTTTTTTTACAGTATTACCACGGTACCATAGTATCCAATATGTTTTTAGGATCGGTTTCTCCATAGGGATCGTCGCTTGCATTATCCTGATAGCCGGGTTCTACCCATGACTGGACAACTTCCATATCATTTATCAGTACTGCATATCGCCACGATCTTTGACCGAATCCGATATTGTCTTTATTTACGAGCATTCCCATTTGGCGAGTGAACTGTGCAGATCCGTCAGGTAGAACCTTAACGTTTTCTAGACCCTGATCCTTTGCCCATGCGTTCATCACGAATGAATCGTTTACTGACATACAGTAGATTTCATCAACACCCGCAGCTCGGAATTGGGGATACAACTCCTCAAAGCCAGGCAATTGATAGGTCGAACACGTTGGAGTAAATGCGCCAGGCAGAGAGAAAAGAACTGTTTTCTTGCCTTTAAATAATGACTCTGTTGTGACGTTCTCCCACTTGTGACTTACTCCGTTGATAGGACAGACTGCTGTTGAGTCTGGAACACGGGTCATAAGGGAAACACTTGGTACATCTGTTCTCATAATATATCCTTAACATAAGTTGATGGGTCGGGTTGTTGTTCAACACCAAACGAGAACGTGACCCTTGAGTTCTCAGTGATGATCTGGTGATGAGTTCCTCTAGGTATCCAGACACAATCGCCTGGCACAAATGATCGAGGTTCATCTTCATAATTCGTATTCTCTACACGAATCTTTATCTCCCCTAACACTTGAACAAGGAACACATCCATCTTGTCTTTGTGCCAAGGATAACTGTCACAGTCTCTACCGAACCCAAAGAAACAGATATTTGTGATCGGGTTCTTGTAGAACATCTCTTCCATCCTCTTCACAGTTTCTTTTGAAAACGTTGGAGAAGATGGTCTCTTGTGAGAGTTCTTCAAGAAAAACCGCATCTTATCTTTGTGATGATCAATAATCTCTGTGGGATGTGTGTCAAGAAACCTCAACGCACTATCCCAGTTCCAGAGATCTGCATCTGCAAACCAACCAAATGTCGGTGTACGATTTGTTATCTGTTCCCTAGTGGGAAGGGTTTGACTCATCTAGTACCAATATTATATTTGGGACACAAACTCCATTCGTCTTTTTCCTTGAAACCAATGATCTTGATTTGTCGGAGTGGTGCACAGTCTGCGGCTTGGTTAGGGTCAACGATCTGAACTAATCCCCAATCTGCCAATAACGTTGTGATACTATTACGTCTTTGGAGATCTGACAACTCTAGATTAGATTTCTTACCGTCAAGTAAAAATAACTCTTTGAAGTGTACTATGAAGTACCGACCCTGTTTGTGTAGAATATGACAAGACTGGTACAACTTCTTTTCACGTCGACTCGCTACGCCTATGCGGGTGAGTGTCTCGCGTACCTTCAAAAAATCATCTGGTTCATTTAGGACGATCTCTAACATGTCGTCCGGTGTCCATGGCTTAGTTTCTTCCACCTTTATATATCCTCGCTTTTATCTCTTTTAGTTGAGGAGGTGATAATAGATCCAAGATGGACTTTGCTTTAGCATTGCTATATCCATAATATTCCTTTACCGCATCCAAGTCTTCAATTTCAGACGGTTTGTTCCATTTGGAGAACCGTTTTCTTTTTCTAATTATATTTAGTAAAAAGTCGAATTGAAGCTTATTGTCGAGAATTGAATACTGATTCATGACATTGGCTGCCTGAACAGTATCTGCGAAGTATGACAAAGTGCCATTGGTTATGTAAGGCAGATATTCTGCCTCAGTTTCTTTACTAACGATCAGGTCTTTCTTGCTGTAATTGATCGCAGTAATGTAGTCAAAAGGTTTGTTACTCATAAGGATACCCGTAATCACGTATATCAGTGTTTAAGTCTATAATGTATTGTAACAGATCTGTGTTCGCATAACAAGCTTTACCCATCTCATTTAGCGCACTCATATCCTTGGGGAAACAATGACCACCATAACCAAACTCACCGTCAGGGCCAGGCACCTGTGTGTGACTCTCTCCTACCCTAGGATCAGTACACACGGCATCGATCATGATATCAAAGTCATGGAACCCTGCCATGTTATAGAGATGGTGAATCTGATTAAAGAACGTGACCTTGGTTGCGAGGAAACAGTTCAACACATACTTTGCAAATGCAGCCTGTTCGAGCGACACAAACTTCACTGTCTTCAGTCGCCATAGAACAGGTTTGAATAGTTCATGCCAGAATCGCATGTGACCACCGCCATAGATTGCAAACTCACTTTCTAAGAACTCTTCAGTAGGATCTGCACCGGTAGTACCTTTTAGAAACTCGGGACAGAATGTCACATCAGGGCCACAGTTCTGTCTCAACCACACAGGATCGGTGGTAGACTTGATCATGATCTTAGAACCTTCGTACTTTTCCATGACATCTCTGACATTATCTGTAACGCACTTTCCGGTCAGAGGATCCATAGGTGTGGCCACACAGATGATAACGCCATCCGGTGGTGTTAGTCCGTCAGGATTGTAATTGTGTCCTAGAAAAGGGTCATCGATAAACAACTCTACGTCAGGATGATTCCTCAACGCAGACGCAGTTGCCTTACCTACAGGGCCGTACCCCGCAACAATTATTTTCATTTTAACTCCACATTCGCCATGACTTCAGTGAGACAGGCGACCATATTCAATTCATGATCAGCAACAAACGCATCCTTGTATTGGTAGTCCGCAAGGATCAATACTAACTGAGGGATAGATTGTTGATCGATGTTTTCGAACATCTGATCGTATATAGTGCGGAAGATAACAGATGAATCTACGTCAATGTTATTGGTGACCCACTGACGCATGACCTTGAAGTTCTTCTCCTTCAGGGACTTGTACAGAACCTCGTAGGATGCATCGGTCTTGTTCAGGTTACCAATACTCAGAGTACCACCGATAGATGCACGTTGTAACTCATTGAGTATACGTCTCCAGTCGGGTGCGTGTTTCATGATCAGTTCTGCGACTTCTTGTTCGTTCTCCAACTCGACCTTCTCGGTCTTGAGGATTTCCGTCACACGTTTCATGAAGTCGCCACACAGAGGTGCCATAGACTTCTTGTTGGTATTGAACTCATACACACCACAACGAGAGTGGAGAGGTTCGATGATACGGTTTTTGAAGTTGCATGTCATGATGAATCGACAGTTGTCTGAGAACTCTTCGATAAATCCACGCAGTGCGGGTTGAGTAGAACGTGGGTTGAGGTAATCTGCCTCATCTAGGATAACAACCTTGTAACCACCCATCAAGGATACAGATGACGCAAAACGTCGAATCTTATCACGTAGGGTATCGATGTTACCATCTTCTGAACCGTTGATTAAGATATAGTCCAGATCGAGTACATTACACAATGCACGTGCGACCGTAGTCTTACCTAGACCCGCAGTACCCGTGAACAACATGTTTGGTAGTTCACCGGTTTCTAGAATCTCTTTGAATGTTTTCTTTAGGTTGGCAGGTAGAATGCAGTCGTTGATAGTTTGAGGGCGGTACTTCTCACACCAGAGAAAGGTATCTGTCATAGTCAATTTCCATAATAAAATAAATAATAATGTATACTACAATGTACATTGTACAGTATATGAAACAAATAGTCAAGAAAAAAGGGAACCGAAGTTCCCCATCTCTTAGTGATGGTTTGCTAGTGCATCCACCAATTTGCCCTTAGACCAAGATTTGTACACAGGGAGACCTTTTTCAGATCCCATCTTGAACAGTTCTGCGTTGGACATCTGTTTTAATGCATCAACGTCAACAACTGGAGACTCTTCTTTCGCTGGTTCAACTCTCTTACTATTAGGGTTATTCCTTCGCAAAGTTCGTTCAGTATTAATAACGTACATGATACCAAAAGCCACTAAAGCAATAGTAAAAATCGTACCCACTAAGATTTGTTCGCCCATGATCATTCCTCCGTTGGGGTTGGGGTTTCGCCTTCACCTTGAAGTGCCTCAACCTTTTGGATCAATGAGATACACTGATCTCGAAGTTGACCAATAGTTGATAACTCTTCGCCTCTAAAGCCACCGCGACCGGCGACAGTATCTACAACCGCGACAGTACTGCGTGTCACACGATTGACTAGATCCATTACATCATTATCCACAAGATTTTCCTCTTAATTAAATTGACTTGATTTTTGTAGCGCTACCCAATATTCCATATTGGAATCTGTATTCACAAAATGTGAAATGAACTTAGAAGACAACGCCACACGATAGTCACCATCTTCCAATAGTCTGATATTGTTGATGTTGAAAACAACATTCAGATCATTACATTGAGACTCACCTTCAACCACAATACTGAACGCATGTGAGGTGTCATCATCATTGTCTTTCACAGTTAACGTCATCAGACCATTATCTATATGAACATTAACTTCGCTGTGTCCAAGTGCACCTGCCGCACTCTTTACACGATTTAGAGTCTGTGCATCCAGAGTAAACCACGCATCTTCTGAAGGCAGTACCAAGTCACCCTTTGCGGTAGTCAAAGTATCTGGTGAAGAATAGAAGTACTTGATCTTAGAACGACCACTCGAATCTGAAATCGCCACACTTGATTGATCAAAGTTTAAGTTAGGACTGTCTACCAATCCCATTACACTCAAAAACTCACGCAGGTCATAGATACCAAACGATGTAGGAAAGTCCACATCTAGGGTTGCCTTTGCAAGTACAGTTCTCGACTCCGAGACAGTACGTACTACGTTACCCTCGTTGAAGTAGATGTTTCCGTTGATACCCGCGAAGTTCCGTAGAACCTGTGAGGCGCGATCAGATAGTTCCATAACAATATTCCTCGATTAATTTAAACATAGTTTAACAAAAGTCTGCGTTGTTGTCAAGCGGTACTTCAATGTCTTTTAAAAATATTTGAATACATTTCCTAAAACGTTTGGTCTGTATCTCTGTAGACCTATGTGATACGTTTCGTATTGCGACTGCTCTGTTGTAACTGGGGGTTACTCTCTGTACTTCTTGTTTTTCGTTCTTGTACAGAAAGTCCCCACCCCACTCTATATCCCAGTGACGATTAAGGTAGATGGTTATCGCTCCGGAACGGATTCGTGCATCATGAGGATCGCCGTGTTTGAAATCACTATGCCATTCAATCCTAGACCCACCAGTCCAGACAAAGAATTGCATAGCCTCTCGGGTTTCAGGAATCCAATGAGGATATATCTTTTGTATATCATTCACGATGTTCTGCCACAACTCTGGATTACTCTCCCATATCTTATGTACTAGACAAAGGTTTTCATAACGTTCTGACATGGGATTCATAAAGTGTTTAGGTTTGTCTTTGGCCCATGCAAAGTTAGTTGTCCACACATGATCTGTAGAGTTCAGTAAATGATCACAATATCGAGATGCCGCGTCTGCGACTCGCGGAGAAAGAAACGCGTCATGGTTCTTTACGTAATAATCGATTTGTTCACTCATTTAATGAACTGAAGTTGCCCTTCTTGACAAACTCGATTTTATCTTCGAACTTACCGTCAAGCAACTCTCCTTTGTGAGAGATTACATATGTATTAGTATCACCGTCCAATGTATCTAGGATACTAGTAAGATTGTCAATACCCTCTACGTCCAGAGAAGAGTCAAACGTCTCATCAAGTATCAGTAGGTTGGTCGCCACAGAGTTCTTCATCTTCGCAACCTGTCTCCACGTAAACAATAACGCGAGGTCAATACGTTGTTTCTCGCCTTCAGAGAATGAGTCGTACGAGAACGCATCACGATGTCGTGACCGTATGGTCTCCTTGAACTGTTCATCTAAATTGAACGACACAAAGAAGTCTAGAACCTGTAGGTATTTGTTGACCAACTGATTGATGACAGGGAGATACTCTTTCACAATCTTAGTCTTGATACCAGTGTCTTTCAACAACTCTGTGATAACCATACTGTACGCAACCTGTTCAGCGAGATCTCCCTTGATCTCACGTAGTATTTCGCGATCATCATTCTGATTCATTAGAGTCTGACGTTCTTCTGCGATATCAGTGGTGGTCTCATCCTGTTTCGCTAGGTACTGTTGTATGTTGGTTATTTGTTTTTGTAACGTATCGATCTCTATCTGTTTTCGATCGTACTCAGATACCAAGTCCTGTAACTTCTTTGTCTCCTCGACTACGCCCACCATTCGTTCGTTGAGTCTGGTGAGTTCTTCGGAGGCTTTGGATCTTGCGTCGACGAATCCGGAGTGTTTGGTTTCTGCTTCGGATATCTTTTTTTCTTTGAAGGTAGTTTCGATCCCCTGTTCACAGGTGGGACAATTGGAGTTATCTTCATAGAACTTCTTCTCCTTCTCCAGATCCTTCAGTTTAGAGTTGAAGGTCTTATCGTATTGTTTAATCTGAATGATCAGACTATTACACGAGTCGTGTTCCATCTTGAGTTGATCCAAACCACCCGCGGCGATTGGACGCATAGTAGATCGAATGTCACCAATCTGACTGGTCAGTGATTCAATGTCAGATAGTTTCTCTTCACGATTGTCACGCTTGTTCTTCTCCAGACTCTCAACATACTTCTTCTGTGTCCGGATCTTGTACTCTAGGTTCTCTAGATCTGATTGGTTCGCACGTACCTTCTCTTTGATGACAGAGAACTTCTCCTTGAGGATAATGTTCATCTTAGAGAATACGTTGATATCAAGCAGATCTTCGATCACCTCACGTCGATGGTTCGCAGGTAACTGCATGAACGGCACAAACGAACTACTACCCAGTACAATGATCTGGTGAAAAGACTTGTGGTTTAGTTTCAGAATGTTTTGTTCAAGTACCTTCTGATACTCTTTACTATGAGAGTCTTGATTGATGACCTTGTCGTCTCGCCAGATCTCAAACTTAGTTGGTTTGATACCACGCACAACCTTGTACTCACAACCAAGTGCGTTGAACTCTACCTCAACATGACAGTTCTTGTTATTGACACTATTGACCAGTTGACCCTTAGATACGGATCGGTGTGCCTTACCAAACAATGCGAAAGATAGTGCGTCCAACATAGTAGACTTACCCGCACCATTCTGACCCACTACTAGAGTAGAAGCAGATTTGTTGAGATCTATTTGAGTGAACGAATCACCAGTACTAAGAAAGTTCTTGTACTTTAACGATTTGAATATAATCATACGAGTTCGAGCGTCTGCGCCTCTACCATGAGTTCACGCACCATCCCCTTGATGGTGTCTTTGTTTAACGGTGTATCTACCGCATTTATATAAGTATACAACAAATCTTCCGTACTGTCAACTGATATTTGATTGTCACTCACAGAACCACCAGTAAACTCTTCAAAGTTCTCTGCGATCTTGAGTTCGTGTATCTTACGAGAGTTGATCCTATCTACGAATGCATCGAACAACTTAGGATCAGACTTATTGACCACGATCAACTTGACGAACTTATCGTCTAGGTGTCGTATGTCTGTAAGCATAGGATTCTTCTCTTGATCGTTGTAGTAGATCTTCTCGAACAATCTCTCGGTGTTGACTACGGGGGTGACCTCACGAGTGTCTGTGTCTAGGATGTGGAAGTGCTTGGGGTCATGTGCATCACTCCAGAAGAACTCCATCTGAGAACCAAGGTAGTGTATGTTACCACTCTGTGACTTGGTGTGGAAGTGTCCGGAGAGAACCAAATCAAAACGATTGAATGCAGATGCCCTCATACCATGAGTACAGGGAATACCCGCAGACATCTCGAACCCTTCTAACTCAAGGTGTGCACCAATCACATCTGCCTTACAACCCTGAATGAACTTCATACACTCATCATTGTTGGTCTCGTTGATCCAAGGTATCAGACCCATAGGCATACCATCATAGTCAACCACCATTGGTTTCTCGATGATACGTACCTCTTCCATGTAGTGACCTAACAGTTCTTTGAGTGCACTCAGGTCATTAGTATTCTTGTAGAACACGTCATGGTTGCCGGGAATGATATCCATGTGGATCTTGTACTCACGCAACTTCTCCAAAAAGATCTTCCGGTTATGTTCCAACGCACGGAAGTTGATGAACTTACGGTTGTCGTAGTAGTCACCAAGGTGTAGTATCTTTGTGATACCGTTCTCACGTAGGTACGGGAAGAACACATCACGATAGAAACGTTCTTGATAGTCCATCATCACGTCAGATGAGTTACGGATACCACAGTGAGTGTCATTCAGTATTGCAATCTTCATTAATTAGTTACTCGCGAGTTGTACAACTATTATGAATAGTAACATATTTGTTACAAACAATTCAAGCGCTAATATAGTATGATACCATACCCACCTTGTCTTGTACGCATTTTCCATACTAATCTCTTCGGGATCAGGATCACTGTTGGGATTAGCGACTCTTTTCATAGTATCCCATATGCGTCGAGACTCTGCTCGAGCTTGGTCTAACGATTTCATACATCATCCTCTTCTCCAAGGAAATCTGACAGATCGGAATCGACACGTCTACGTCGACGTTTGCGTATCTCTTTCGCATATACCTTAATCTTTTGGTCAGTATCCTTTACTTCATCAATACGATCACGTAGACTGTCAACAAACATTTGTGTCTGACGTACCGCCTCTTCATTGTCGCCATCAAGGATTAACGAAGATATATCACTCTCCGCAAGAAACTTCATCTTGATGTCTTGTTGTTTTTTCTCTTTCTGAATCCTACGCAGAAACGCATACCATGCAATCTGTGTGAAGTATGCAAATGCGTTGGGTGCCTTAGTTCGCGTTGCCTTTGTGATGTCGTAGTTGTCTATTGCCTTGAGACAGTTCTCCACTGCGTCCATCACCATTTCTTCTCTATAGGTGTAACGCACGAAGTTTGCTCGGTGAGACAATCCCTCCGCGATCTTGAGAAAACATCGAGCAATATAGTCGGTCACGACAGGTCGGGGTTCGCCTTCAGCAGACTTTTCTGTTGCATCTTTAACGTAGTCGACAACCGCTAATGAGAACTCTGCGTTGTTTACGTAATGCGGTTTGTCTTTCGGTTTCATAGTCATCTCCAATTTGATTTAATACACTATAACAAAACTACTACTGTTTGTCAATCCCTATCGACAACTCTTCGTCTCAAATCAGAAGTAGAAAATCTATGATCTCTTTTATTGAAGTATATCTCTATACCTCTGCTTGCACATATGGCACGTCCTGTAAATGTGCCTGACTTGTACTCTGATCCTATGATCCGGACATCGATCTGTAATGCGGATAGGATATCCTCTAGATCTTGTTCGGTGACGTAAGGTATGATCTCGTTGACGTACTGCACCGCATTTAACTGTGTGTAACGTTCTACGACGGTTTGGATAGGTTGGTTTTTCTCCGGTCGATCTAGACTAGGATCTACCTGTAGTCCACATATAAGGTAGTCACATTGAGTCTTTGCCTCTCTCAACATGGCGATGTGACCTGCATGTAACAGATCGAATGCACTGCATGTAAATCCTATTTTCATAAAAAATCACTTGACATATTGTAAAAGAAATGTTACCCTAAAGCTGTTCAGCGCCCCAGAGTGAATACTTCGATTAGTGAAGTACTTTGTTTGGGTCTGGGAACTGCAAAACATTGTTATAATCTGAGTCCGTTATATGAGTGCTAACCGCTGTTAATTTCTCAAGTGCACTGGCCAAAGATCTTGCATCTTCTTCATTACGTTGTCTCAATCGCACGTTTCTCTGTTTACCCGTCTGGTGCATCTCATCAACTGCATCTATATATTCCTTAGAAAACATAGGAGAAGGTTTACTAGTACCGACAATATGATCAGTATTGACAACCATGATATCGAGATAATTCTCTTGCATGGTCATCCAAGGACGTAGTCCATAGATCTGATCTTCATCTTCAGTCCAACTAATAGTTAACATCATTGCGTTGCGTACAATCAGTTCGTTACTGTCAGCAGACGGCCACTCTATGACCTCACAGACCATCTCCTCACCGGATGCCATTCTTACTTGTAAAAAGTTCTTCTCTGAAAATATCATATGGGCACCTGTGTAATCTTAAAAGGGAAACGTTCCCTACTATATATCTTAACTCTTTCAGCGCTGTGCAGAAGAGTAAAGTTCTTCTTAGACTTGATATGTAGATCATCTGCAATGTCATACAACCTTGTAGTACTACCATCGTCTGATATTCTTAGTCCTCTTCCGATTGATTGTAAGACTCGAATCTGAGACTTGGACGGAGAAGCAAATACAATGTTATGAATATTTTTAATGTTAATACCAGTAGAGAACGTACCAAGAGAGGCCAGAATAATACTATTCTTTTGCTTATCGACAATATTACGTATCTGTTCTCGGTCTGAGGTTTTGGTTTCTCCTGATACGAAAAAGAATCTCTGTCCATCTTTTAACTTGTCCTCAATTAGAGGCCGTAAAACCTTGCCGTGTTTGTCCACAAGGTTAAACAAAACAAGAGTGTTACCCTCCAGAGATGCTGAAAGGTTGGCGATAAAGTTATTTCGTTTCTCATATCCAACGATAAAGTCGATTTCATCTTGATATGTCCTTCCGTCTGTAAGTTGACAGAGTTCGCGTTTATATTTTAGTAGTATAATATCTATATCTAACTTAGCGAGGTGTTTATCCTCTTGCAACTTCGCGGTGGTTACCGACGTATATGTGGGGCCAAACAAACCTTCCAGTACTAGTTTGTGTACTGTGGTTCCGTCCAGTGTACCTGTGGTACCGAACCGATACTCTGCCTCGATAGACTTGTTCATAATTGACGACAGGGACTTAGACTTAAACCCATGTACCTCATCCCCCACGATACAACCAAACTGTTGAAACCAAGGTGCACCTAGTTTGTAGATTGATTGCCATGTAGAGACAATGATTGGACAGTCTGTCTTCTTATCCTTACCAGAATAGATACGGTGTACGTTCTTCTCTACGTCATACCCGTACTCATAGAAGTCCTTGTACATCTGTTCAACCAGAGATGTTGTAGGAACAATCAGTAACAACTTCTTGTTGTGTTGTGCGAGATACCACCGTGCGAGAATATAAATGATAAAAGACTTGCCAGATCCTGTAGGACTCAGTATAATGGCTCTCTTGTTCTCTATACCATGTACTATAGCATCATATTGATAATCACGTGGTTTGAATGGTAGATCTAGAGAATCAATGAACTCTTGGAATGCCATGTGAGGAACTTTGTTCTTATCGTAGGGATAACCATATGGCCCTTCTTCAACCTTGATACCATAACCACGTTCACCTGCAAACTTACGCAACGACTCATATAGACCCGCATTCAGTTCACCATTAGTACGGTTGAACAAACGAATCTTGCCGTCCCAGATTCTCTTCTTTACCGCAGGCATGAACTTAGCGCCAGGCACTTCAAAACAGAAGTGTTCAGAGATCTCGGATACTATGTGAGGTGCACACTCGACCATCTGCAACATCGCATAGTTTCTCATTTTAAGTTTGATTACTTCCATTATCTAATTAGAACCCTGCTTCAAACTGTTTCCATCGTATGATATTACCAATTGTTTGGTGTCTCCACTTCAACGTTTCTAGTATTTCTTTCAAGGTATCTATACACGTAGTTAAGTACTGGATTTTCTTCTCACTGTTCACAAGGTCTTCGTCAGTCTCGATGAACTGTTCTTTGAACTTGTTAGTGGTTGCACTACGACCTTCGTACGGATCATAATCCCATCCAAAACGATCGATTTCGTCCTTGGACATCTTACCTTCGTAGTATAGATACTTCCACTTCATGAGTTCTTTCTGTTTGAACTCGGCGTCTTTCAATTTTAGTTTGTAGGTTGCGTGTAGTTCCAAGTACTTACCGTGGTTCTTGGACGCTTCTACGGAGGAGGCATCTAGTGCCATCATTTCAATCTGAGAGTCTTTCTTCCACTCAGTTAATATAGCTTCAAGGTTCATTATTTATCCTATAGGAGTAGTCTTAATACCCACCTAGTATATCATTTAAACACAAAATAGTCAAATCTAAATGTCGCCTGAAACGACAAAAACTGCTCCTGTGAAGTTGATGCAAGGTTGATCATACCTACACTTGTGGGGAACCCATTTATATAGGTAAAAGTTCTGTTCACATTATTGTGACTAGAGAGGATGGCGACAGTGATATCATTGTATGACGAACCCTGATATCCTTTCTCCGGATTAGATTCTACGGATGCGGACGGAAGTTTGTGTGGATTAGAGGTTGCGGACATCATCCAGTTGAAGAGTTCTCGATATGAGTTCATGTCCTCATCAAGTAACACTTCCATAGTCAATGTACCAAACTCAGCGGCGTCTCCCACAAAGGGTACACTGTTAACCCTAGAGAAACCCAACTCAGCGGATGGTAAGTTTACATCGGGGTGAGATATTGTTTGTGCATAGAACTGTAGGTTAGGGAAGTCTCTCCTACTGATAACTATTTTGAACCCTGACGGTTGCAAGTAGTTTGTTCCACAATCAAATGTGTTGGTCGCCATGTCTTATACCTTTGGTTTGTCTTACTGTATTTATACCTGTTTAGGGGTTGACTTTGCAGGCTACATAATGTATAATGTATTACATTGAGATGAGGTATAGATGATACTAACACACACAGACGCGTTATACGCTGCAAATGCATTCGAGGAGTTCTTCGGTAGTATCGAAAGAATCGACGAATACATGCGTATGGTAAAGATGGAGAGGATGGCAGAGTTTCCTCCCGCATTGCCTGGCATGGGCCCTGAAGAAGATCTCTTCAACAACTTCGATATCCATCCGTCTGAGATGGAGTTTACTATCATTGACACTGCGTCATACAAGTTCATGAACTACATGGAGATCGTCACCTCTGCCCCTGTAGAGAAGTCAATCCCCGGCAAGACCATGAAGTGGATAATCAAAGAGAAGAACACCGACATGGTTGCGGGTATGATTCGACTCGGTTCTCCTACCATTAATAGTAAACCACGCAACGACTGGTTGGGTAATCCCCTCGACAGTCTAAACCCTAAGATCATGGAGAGGTTCAACAACTCTGCAATCATGGGGTTCAACATCGTACCTACACAACCATTTGGATTTAACTATCTGGGTGGTAAGTTACTGGCTGCAATCTGTTGCAGTCACTTTACACGTGATGCACTCAACAAGAAGTATGATTCTAACTTCTGTATGTTTGAGACCACATCACTATATGGTTCAACAAAGTCTGCCTCGCAGTATGATGGTATGAAACCATTTCTGCGATTCAACGGTTTGACAGACTCAAACTTCTTGCCACTAATCAATGACAACACTTTCCGCAGACTGAGTGATTGGTTCATTGATAAGAACGGTGGTGAACCCTTGGTTCCTGTGGATGCATCCTCTCGCAAACTCAAGACACAGACCAAGATGGCATCGATCATCAAAGCCTCTCTCAAAGTTCATGATGATGTTGCCTATAAGAAGTTCTGTCAAACCTACGATAATGCAAAGGATCTGACTGAACGAAAACGTTCTTTCGTATCCACGTATGGTTATGATAATGTACCTCAGTATCTAAACCTCGAAACAGATACATTGATCAAGAAAGAAAACTACGACAGGTTCTCTCTTGAGAATGTTACTACATGGTGGAAGAAGAACGCCACCAAACGTTACGACAAACTAAAATCTGAAGGTCGGTTGAGACGTACCGTAGAAACTTGGAACGTCAACGCAGATGATATCGATATAATTAGGTGATATATTATGATTACAGATTTCTGTGTTATATGCGGAACAAAAGATAATCTTCATAACCATCATATTGTTTGTAAGAAAAGTGAACTAAAACCAATATCTGGTGATTACGATCATTATACAAACCTCCTGACTCTTTGTGGAGAACATCATGGATGGATTCATGGTGTTAAACCTAACAGGTTTAATAACTGGTCTGAACTAAAAAAACTAGGAATAGAGAGTGCAAAAAGAAGAGGAGTCAAGTTTGGCGCACCAAGAAAAATAGACGATAAAAAGGTTCATGACTTATGGTTATCGGGAAGGAGTGCTATAGAAATTGCTGAAGAGTTAGGTGTCGCTCGCGCAAGTGTGTATAGGTATTTGTCTTTATTCAAAAAACAAGGATTTTAAAAATGGCACAGTCGGATAGGTTAAGAGAGATACAGAGAAACTCGGGGGGTGGTAAGACCACCTACGCTGAGGGTGAGAAGACCGAGACTAAGGTTGCGGATGCAGTCCAACATGTTATGAAAACATTGAAGAAGAAGTATCCGGATCTAGAGTTTGATCACATGAAGAGACATCCCAAGCGTATGTTCTCCGAATCTATTGGTGCGACAGACTGGATGCCTTCCAATGAAAAATCTTTTGTGAATCCAGACGGTGGTACCATATGGGTCAAAAAGGTCTACAATGATGGAGCTACATGGTACCCTATCCTCACCTCAGAAGCAAAGAAACAAGGTACTAATGACAGACTGATTAAAGAGGGTATGAAGAGACAGGCACAGGGCAATGCGATTGAACGTGCGTACAAGAACATCGAAGAGTTTAGATGTCTGTATGAGAGATACAATTGGTTCCCATACTTCATTTTTTGTGAGGGGTGTGACTTTGACAAAGGATCTTCTATCCTTGACCGTATGGATGCAATGACACGTTACCGACCTAGGAATACTACCTATCTCTTCGAACGACACCAACTGGTGTCCCTGTACATCCGCCCAGAAGGATTCAGGCCCGAGTTTATATATAACACCATGCTGGATGCAGCCGAAAAAATACTAACCCAAATATAAGGAAAACCATTGAAAGTAAAATTGGTAAGTCACTCACAAGCACCAGACTTTAACGAGTCTGCATTAGATCTAGTGGCATATTGTGCACGTGTATCTAACCCGTCTAATCAGAACAACAAAGAGACGAACGAGAAACTGGTAAAGTATCTCATGAAACATAAACACTGGTCTCCTCTAGAGATGGTTAGTGTCTGTCTGGAAGTAGAAACGACACGAGATATCGCACGTCAGTTGTTGCGCCATCGTAGTTTTAGTTTCCAAGAGTTCAGTCAACGTTATGCGGATCCGTTAAAAGACTTAGAGATGGTACCTCGCGAAGCACGATTTCAAGATCCAAAGAACCGACAGAATAGTATACCTATTGATCAAGATGACGAATCTCAAAGAAGGATCAATGAAGATTTTCGGATGAAACAGATGAAACTTATTCATGAGTCCAAACAGGTTTACAACTGGGCAATCGATAATGGTATTGCAAAGGAACAGGCACGTGCTGTTCTACCAGAGGGTAATACTGTGTCTAGGTTATATGTGAATGGAACGTTACGGTCGTGGATACACTACATTGAGTTACGTAGTGCGAACGGCACACAGTTAGAACACATAGACCTCGCAATCGAAGTTGGACGTGTGATCGCTAAAATCTTCCCTTTAACCCCACAGGATTGATAAGATGGATCTCCTTGCGGTGGTACTTATTCTTGTTTGTATGATGATCTTATACGAGATTCATGACAGAAACGAATAGTGCCATCCTTGGCGATCTTACTCTAGTCCTCTTCTGGTGAAGTTGCATCTGTGCCAGTCTTGTCTGCAACATCTTTAATAAGATTTGATGTTACATCCAATACACCAGCAGTTACACCAAAGACATCGGAACCGACACCTTTAATAACTCCACCAGTACCATCGATAGTTGCATCGACAGTTGAACAAGCAGACAGAACAAATGCGAATGCAATTGCAATAAAACGCATGGTACTCTCCTGTTTCTAGATTACTGGATAACCAGACACAACGGTAATAGATACCGTCTTTTACTACGTTGTTCAGTTCGTGAACACAATTATTTATCTATTCTACCAACCTGATTTAATTCTCGTATCAAAGTGATATTGTTTGCATTCCCGTACGGTCTTTGCAACACCTTCTTCTACTTCTTTCTTACACATCTTATTCAACTCAATAGTGTTATTAGTCGCACTAAGTGTACCAAAGACGACAATCGCCCAAAAAACTATAGTCATGTTCTACTCCTGATTTACACAAATAAAAAAAGGGACTCCGAAGAGTCCCCTTAAAATCGCCCAGTAAACTGGATCTAATTTTTATACCTTTCTTATGTGAGGATGTTGTCCACACGGAAGATTCGGTAGTACTGGTTAGTACGTACAGCAGCCAGACCGTCAGATCCGTCAACGTATGGGTTTGAAGCCATTCCGTAACGAGTCTTGAATCCGATGCGTGGCTGGAAGTCGTCCTCACCAACCGCACGAACCATCTGAAGAGGTACGTATGGGCAGTAGAACACACCAGCGTCATATGGGTTAGTACCCTTATAACCTACAGTTACGTAGTCAGCAGTGGCATATGGATCGATGTATACACGAGTACGTCCGTTCAGTACACCAGCAAAGGTGTTACCAGTGTCATCAACCTGAAGGTTGGTAGACAATGAAGGAGTGTAATCAAGCATACCAGCAGCAACAAGAGCAGTAGCAACATCTGAAGAACAGATTACTACGTTACCCTTACCACGACGAGTTTCTTTCGCGATCACGTTACACTCACGTTCGATCTGAACAAGCAGACCCTTGAACTTCTCTACTGACCAACGACCATCAGCATCACTTGACAAGTCAAAGATACCTTTAGTAGCAACGTTAGCCTGACGAGCACCAATCTTAGCCTGTGAGTTAATAGTACGGATAACTTCACGGTTGATTTCAGAAAGGATCTCTGTAGACAGAATGTTCGCCAACTCAGTTTCAGCGTCAAGACCGTGGATTGCCTTCAAGTCTTGTGCCAATTCTAAGGTGTACTCTGCCTTCAGTGCACGTGACTTAGCAGTTACAGTGGACTTCTCGATTGTGAAACCCATTTCTGCGAATGCTTCGCCAGTGTTACCTAGAGCTTCTGCTTCAGCAGTGCTGTACAGATCGCCTAGAGCAGGAACGTAAGAACCACCAGAATCAACAAGAGTGTTGTCGCCATCTGTGTCAGATACGCTTTCAAGACCAGTAGAACCACCGTTTGCAGTAGTTGCTGAGTCTCCAGAGAAACCAACAGCTGCTTCGTTGAACAGTGCTTCGTCTCCACTTGATACGCCAGCTTTAGTAGTCTTGTATCGCGACTTCATTGCGAAGATAAGACCAGTAGGGCCAGACATAGGTTGAACACCACAGATGTCGTATGCCATCAAGTTAGGCATTGCACGACGTACGAGTGCGATCAATACTGGGTTCCAGTTGGATGCTGCACCAGTACCGCCATCAGCAGTAGATACACCATTACCAGCAGCGTTGCCAGCAGTTTCGATTAACTGACCGTTCATTGCAGCTTCCTCACGGAAAGCGTGCTCTTGGTTCTCAAGAACGGCAGCAGTTACGGCACGGCGATGAGAATCATCGATCTTTCCCGCGCTCTCTTCGTTAAGAATGGGTGACCACTTCTCAACTAATTTATCATAGGATACTTGCATTAGTATACTCCCTTATTACTTATTTGTGTTTTTGATTGCGTTCAAGTACTGATTCATCACAGAATTAACTTCCTGTGGTTCAGCAGTCCAGTCTTCGGTTACTTCTTCAGCAGAGTTAGTCGCGGGTGCGTCCTTCGTAAAGTACGACTCCTTGACAGTCTTGACTTTCTGTTGAAAAGACTCTTCGTCTTCAAAGTCAAGTGCTTCTACCAATGAAGCGAGTTTTTCTACCTGAGTGTCAGCGAGATCACCTGACGCTTCACGAATGATCGCAGCGCGTTGGAATGATTCGATTTTCTCAGACATACTAAGAACTTCAGATACACGTGCGTTAAGAGACTCTTCGAGTTCCTCAACTTGATCTGCTAGTTCATCAACTAAGTCGACCTTGGACTCAGGAACTGTAACATAAGACTCTACGAACAAGTCTTTCAACTTATTCATGAAACCTTCTGCGACTTCAGTGCGAAGTCCTTGCTCTACAGCAAGTTTGTTCTCATCCATCCAATTTTCAACTACGTAGTTCAGGTAAGAATCAATCTTCTCTACGAGGTCAGAACGAGTTACATTCAGTTCCTCTTCAAGACGTGATTGATAATCATCTTCTAAGCGTTCGATTTCCTCGGACAACTTAGACTTAATTGCAGTCTCAAAAATTATGGCAGTTTTCGATTTGAACTCATCTGATAAAGTGGCTTCTGATTCTACTAAAGCGTCGAGTTCGTCAGTATAGTTAAACTCAGGCAGTTCTACTGCATCTGCGTCTACGTCTACTTCCAGACCTTCCATTTTAGTCGCCATAGCTGCAAGGTGCATCTTAGACATACCTTCCATCTTTTTGTACATGGCGTTGATCATTGCTGCCTTTGTCTTGGGCGCGCCGTTAGGCTCGTCCTTATTTGCGGTATCACCTTTACGCTTAGGTGCGGGTTTAGTCGCATCCCCAGCTTTATCAGTGGCCGCAATTGACTGCTCTTCATCTCCTACCGGCATTTTCTGAGCACTTGCTTCCTCGATTTCTGGAAGCTCGATGTTTTGGTCTACATCAGACATAACATTTTACTCCTAATAGTTAGATTTTAACAACGAGAGGAAACGCTTGTACTCTCGAACCTGCTTCTCGTAGAGATGCTTTGTCGGAGTGGTTAGTATTTCAGTCTCCATATTTTCAATGACTTGAGGTTCTATAACACCATTGTTCCATACCCAATCAACACCTTCCATGATACCATTTACAAAGGCACCAGGCGCTGAAGGATCTTGGACAATATCGACGGTATTAAGAATGAAGTCGTCACGAACATACATCGTGCCGTTCTTCGACTCAAGACTACCCATGCCACGAGTTGACACACCTAGTTGAACACCACCTTCAAGAAGACCTTTAACAATCTTACCCATTGGAGTATCCAATATTTGTGCCTTTCCTACCACATCCTTTCCCTCGAACTTGAGGTCTGTGATGAGGTGTGAAACTTTGTCTAAGTTAACGGTTGGCCCTTCAGGGTGGTTTAGTTCCCCTACCGCACGTTTCTTAGATACTTGTTCATCAACATAACGACCTACTGCCCTTTCCATAATTGCTTTAGGGTAGATACGTCCGTTACGATTCTTTTGGTCTGCTTGTGCAAACACACCTTCGATGACATAATTCTTGTCACCGTTTTCTTTTTTCTCAACGATACACTGGATATCGTTTTCTTGATATTCTGCGATTAGTTTCATTAGAACTCCTTTGCGAAAGCTAAACCAGCTTTCTCCGCTTCTTTTTGTGTCCGGAAGGTATCTAACTTGTCACCATCTATGTATGTAGTGAACTTACCTTTCTCTTTGTGCACCATAACAGTGTGACGGTTTACCTTCTTGTCGAACACATGTTCGCCAGGCGGCATACCTTTAGATCTTTTCTCTCGGATAGATTGAAACGTTTTCATAAGAAACCTTTAGTCTTGTACAGAATATTTATACATATTCGGATCTAGACTTCGTCCTCATCTGACTCTTCCTCATCCGACTCTTCTTCATAGTCTTCTTCGGGTTCGGACTCATCTTCTACGTCTTCTACGTCCGGTTCGATGTCCGATTCAACTTCTTCGTCGTCACCGTCGCCATAAAGGTTAGATGCAATCTTGACCTTTGCTTGATCCATTGCATCTTGAAGTCGATCATTGACCATGTCTTTAAACTGCGACTCTGCGCCGACAAAGTTCTGATCTTCTACGGACTTTAAAAAGTCTGCAATCGGGTTTGGTGCATCAATAGGATCTGCTTCAACTTCAGCTACAACTACGTCATCATCTGGCATTATTAAGACTCCTCATCTTTTTTATCATCTTGATCTACCGGTGCCTTTTTAGGTTCCGGTTTCTTAGGTTCCACAGGTGGTTTACCCACAGGTGGTTTTTCTTCTTTCTTATCATCCGGATCGTCAATCTCTCCAGACGAAATCTCGCCGTTGATCTCTTTCTCCATCGTCTCGATGTCTTCATCAGAGAAACGCATGACATTACGCATCATCCATTCTTTAGATATGTATTCACCCACGAACCCTACCATCTCGTTCATGAGTCCTGCACGTTCTCTGTAGATCTCCATTTCCTTCAGTTCGGTGAAGTGATTATCACGAACGAAGTCAATGTATATATTGTCCTTCCACTCTTCCCAATCTTGTTCTGTGATGATAGACTTGAGAACTAGTTGTTTTCTCAGAATACCAAGGAACAGATTCGCGAACCTTCTGCGTAGTTTGTCAATAAACTTCTGGAACTTCACTTCGTCTCTGGAGATCTCAGTAGACCTACCTAAAGAGAACTGTGATTCTTGTTCCAAACGATTCACTGGGACATTCAGAGAACGGTATAGTCTCTTCTGGAAATAAATGATATCATCTATCTGTCCCAGATTATCGCCGCCTGGCAGTGTTGATATCTCTGTACCACGTCCACCTTCTTTACGTGGTAACCAGAAGTCTTCAAGCATACTCATATGCTTACGGTCATCTTTGAGTTGACCAGTACTCGCATCATAGACTAACTTGTTACGATACTTCGCCATGATGTCTTTCATGTATTCGTTTGCCTTACCACGTGGCATGTTACCCACATCAATATAGAATATACGACGCTCGGGTGCACGTGCAAGACGATAGATCACAAGACTGTCTTCCATCATACGCAACTGGTTGATGGGTTTTAGTGCCTTATGTAGGTGTGACAGGATCTTCTTTCTAGACTCATCCAGTACACCAGATGTCACATAACTGACAGCGTCCATAGACAGTTTGACAGATGAGTTGGTCTGGCCGGGTTTCTCATCGTAGACGTAAAACTCTTCTACCCTATCAACTATCTTAACATTGGTCTTTTGATCTTTCTTATACTTAATTTCTTTTACTTTGCGAACCCGTGCAGCATCGATGTGACGGATCTCTTGTATACCTGCTTTTAGGTTAGAGTCGTTAACGAGTAGGTGGTGTACACATCGTCCGTCAACGTACCACGATCTGAAAATGTCGTGACCTAGATCGTTGAAGTTCAACATACTAATTACTTTGTCAAACTCCAATCGAATGGTGTCTTTGATTTTATCGTTTGCTTCGATATCATCTAGTGAAATCTTTACTGAGGATTCCAACTCAGAGGCAGTAATTGCTTCATTGACAATCTCTTCGATCGCCATATCAACTTCAGGGTGTTGTGAAACACCACGGTAGCGCATAATTAACTGGTGGTTATCTTTTGCTTGATCACCGTCCATGTTAATGTACTGTCCATAGTAACCCGCCGCGGAGGTCACATAACCTGCACCGTCGGGATCCGTTGGTGTTACTGGGGACTGAAGTTTCTGTTGACCAGAGGGTACCGAGGAACCCTTACCTGCTCTCTTGATTTCAAATCCAAATAACTTTAATACACTGCCGCTTTCTTCTGCCATACGTACTCTCTTATAAAATAATAGGGAGCCCTTTGGACTCCCCACTATTTAGTCTTGCATTAAGATGTTGTATTTGATTCCCAATACTGGTAAGCAAATGTTACATCAAATGTTTCGATCTCACCTTTTGTATCATAACTCAAGTTAATTGCACCGACAGTCTCGGGGAATGCACCACGAATGTCAACACGTTTGATGACAGACTCATCACGATCGAGTTGTTCAACAAAAAGATCAGTCTGGTAGTCAACTGGGTTCACAAGACCGGAATTGCTCTTGTGTCCGTTGATACCATTAGACCATCTTTCCATTGCGTCACGAACGCCAAAGTTTGTGTCATTGATTATGGTTACTGTCCAAGGTTCAAAAGTTCTCTCAGATGCCATCTTCAGTTCACGACCTCGGAAGTTAACAACAAAGTTACCTACCTGAGATTGTGGAAGTTGTGCGGTTTTACATAGAAATGAAGTCTCTTCCGCATCACCACCTGCATATGCAGGGAAGTTGATAGTGCATCGGAAAAGGTTCGCTCTAGCGCCTCCGCCACGGAGTTTTGACTTGAAGTCATCTACGCCTAAAATTGCCATTTCTTATTCTCCTTAAACCGCGCCAACTACTTCTTCGAAATCTACGCCGGTTCTAACTGCTACGAAGTTTAACGTTACGTAGTTGATAGATCGTGCAGGCTTCACGAAGATTGAAGCGACGAATGAGTTAGTGTCGATGATTTGACCTGTATTGTTTGTTTCATCACAAACGACACGGAAGTCAGTAATACCTCGACGACCTTGAACTTCCCGAAGGAAAGGTTCAACAATGTTTACGAACTCAGCGCGAGAAAACTCGTCGTTGAACTCGAATAACACATTTTGTGCAGCACCTTTAATTGCTCTTTCTAAAACTAAGAACAGACGACGTACGTTAATACGATCGAACGCTGAAGGTTTACCTAGGAAAGTCTTATCACCCTGTAGAGTGATACCCTGTCCTGGCAAGTTAGCGATTGGGTTGATACCTGCTTTATATAGGGTATCTCTTTGCGTACGACTTGCGTTGTATGCAATAGAGGTTATACCAAGATAGTTACCACGTCGTGTACCTGCGGGAGAGAACCAAGGAGCAGCGACATCATCTGTCGACGCCATTAGTCCAGCAGTGGACGAAGCAGCAGGGATAAACGTATACTTGTCATTGTACTTGTCGTACACTTTCAAGAAGTTGTTATCAACCACCAAGTATGAAGACTTCCCAAACGACGCAGCAGTAGTAGTAATGTTGGTAGTGACCGTTGCGGGATCTGTAACACCAACAACCGCAGCACGGTTAGGAGATGTAACAACGACACAATCTTTACGTGCAGTCGCTGTAGCAACCAAATCATTAACAACAGTTGCCTGATCGGTACCTGAAGATAATGAAGGTGCAATCAACATGTCTATCTGAATAGTGTTTTCGTCTTCAAACTCATTGTGTGCAGTTTGGAAGTCAGCAGTACCTAATGTACCAGAGTTCACACCTAAAGTTAGGGAATTAGTTTTAGCAGCGTTTGTTTGATCCGCACCGTGAGAAGCGTTAGTGAATGCTGAAGCAGTAGCATCTGCACCAAATACACCGGGCTTGTTAGCACCCCAGATATATGAAGAACGATCATCTAGTACGTCAAGAATGTAGTTCTTAGCACCGTCAGATGTTTTTGCATCACTAGCAAGAGAGACGTTAGAAAACGTTTCCAAAACAGTGTTGGGAGATCCACTAAAGATTCCATCTTCGTCGACGATCGCAACGTGTACTTCGTCAAGTGCAAGAGCACTATCAGCAGAACGTGTTGAAACGTAGTCGGATGTTCCGGGCTTCGCATCGAATGAACTAGCGTATGACCAGTTATCCCATGCAGAATCCTTCGATCCACAGACAGAAACAGAGAGTGAGTTGCCAGCAGCACCAGCGTATTTTGCAATGAAGTTACCAACCGCAGTTGATTTTGAGTTATCCCAGTCATCTCTGTTAGAGATTAAATCTACTGTAGAACCACTGTCGACTGCATTCTTTGCAGCAGAAGTAGCACCACGTACAACGTAGAGACTGTTAGAATATTTCAAAAACTGATTTGCAGATAGGAACTCGATTGCATTCGCGTCGGTTGCGAATGAGGGGTCGCCAAAGTTACTTACCAGTTCGCCTTCGTTGCCGACGAGTACTGGTGTGTTAACTGGGCCCCAAGCAAAGTTACCCACGATTGCACCAGTTGAAGTAGTTACGCCGGGCACTATGCCTGACAGATCCACCTCTTTGATGGCAACATTCGGGGATTCAGACCTTAGAAGAGCCATAATCGTATCCTTTTATTTTCGTTGAGTTATGATAAGTAACATAATACGGAGAATTAATTCAATACCATTATTTAGTCTTTAATAACTTTCGACTTCCCACGGTATGTGCCATCCCTTATCTTTTAACTCATCTTGCATTTCTATGTGGTTAATTGCGTCTTCTCCATCATCAATGAATCCAAAAGGAACCATATCCGCTTCGATTTCTGCCATTTGTTGTTCAAACATCATTTGTTTAAGATTGATATCAGTCAGATCATGGAAATATTGTGTTGTTATGAAGAATCCAAACATTACGAGATTCATCATTAAATCGTCGTGGTTACCGTCAGATGCCTCAAAGGATTGTCCCTTAGACACAAAGGTGGATATTTCCATAATGGTATCTTCGTCAACAACTTGAAGTTTATTCTCTTCTAAAAGATCCTTAATACCAGAACAACCCAACCGTTTAACCTTTCGGTTCATCTCAATACCGATTGCATTCTTCTTGACGGCTGACTCTAGGTGTATGTTTTCATACTCTAGGTCGTGATATAGACCGTTGCACACTACTTGTCCAGCATCATTTGACTCGACTATCACGTATGCTTCATTGTAGGATTTCGCAAACTTATAGATAATATCAGGGAAGAGTATTGGCGAAATACGATTATTGCGAAACACCGCGACCTGTTTAAAAGGTCGGACAGTTACGTCGATTACCGAAAAGGTACTATAGTCCAACCCTCTCCCTTTTGCTACATCAACACATATGATGTAGTCATGTTTCGGTTGAGTATCTTCATAGATTCTCACTGACCCGTTTTCTATAATTCTTTTGGGTGGAGATGCCCTAAAGTTTAATAAGGTTTCTGCACCTATAAGAGTATCACCTGTCCCAAAGAAGGTGTTCCCGAACTCTTGATCAAACTGTAACTGAGAGGTGTTACCTATCGTCTCTCTCTTCCATTTGTCGTCTCTGCCTGGCACGTCCCACCAGTTAACAGTAAACGGTTTATATTCATTAGTCTTCTGTACTGCACCTTCCCAGATCTTGTGGAATTGATTACCAATACCATTTGCAGTAGATGTAATGATAACCTTGGTATCTTTACCCGCAGATACTACGGGATATGTCGAAGTGTAGAACTCTGCCGCACGTTCAACAAACGCAAACTCATCTAGGAACAGTAGATTGACCGACATACCACGAATAGAACTACCAGAGGTTGCGGATGCAATGATACGTGAGTTATTGGAAAACTCAATCGACCCTTTGTTAAGTGCACGACACCCTGGCTGTAAAAAGAAAGGCAGGTTTTCTAGTGCAAGAGTGACTCGTGACAACATCTCACGTGCAGTCGCACCTTTGTTAGCAAGCACTGCAATCGTTTTCTCTGGATGAAATATCGCGTACCATAAAAGGTACACTACTGAAGAGATACTTTTACCGGACTGACGACACGCAAGAACGATACTGAACCTTTCGTTTTCAAAATGTTTAAACATCTTTTCTTGGTAATCGTATAAATTAAAGTTGACTAGACCTTTATCTAATGATATAATCTTTACATAGGTTCTTGCAAAATACGAAGGATCATGTAAACACTTGGCGTATTCTCTTACGTCATGTTCAGTCCACGGTTGTGTAACCCCATCGCCTTTGACGTTGGGGTTTCCCATATAATGATCAGTCATTTGGAGTTATATCTTTTTCGGGTTCTGCCAACATGCGTTGGAGGTCAGTCGCACTACCAATGAAGACATTGTTATTTGTCACACCTTTGGGGGTGTCGTCTTCGGGTTTGGTGATATCTTTGTTCTTCTTCTGGAGATCCATAAGTTTATCGGTAACGTCTGCGACATTCTTTATCATACCGGACAAGACTTCAAACGCACGAGGGTGTTCACTTTCCCGTGCGACTTCCATCATCAAATCCAGACCACGTTTCCCATTTTCAATCAACTCCATATAGGTGTCTCTTGAGGTTTCGTAGTCATCTTTAATATTTTTTTCTTCACCTGTCATACATCATCCTGTTTTATGCTGTGTCTTCACTGATCGCTTCTAAAGTCCATGTGAAAGTCGTTGTATTTGACGTATCTGCAATCTCACGTATTGTGAACTCGATCTTTTCACTACAAAACTCGATACTATTCCCGCCCGGAACGGCAGTCGTAACGTTCCATGATCTGTCTGTTGACAAGGTTTCCCACACCCCGAAGTTGCCGGGAGAACCTGCATTATCTCCATTACGTAGTATCAATGTAGCTCTAATTTCAAACTCGTTTGAAGCGAAACCAGAACCTGTGTCATCAACCCAATCACCCAATGCAATGGTAACTTCTGATCCGTTGAAAATAGTCTTCACATGATTCGATGATCCATCATCAAAGAATGTTACAGTCATCTCTCCAAGCGATGGTGCTTGTCCAATTGATGTAAAAGTATCTGGGTTTGTGGCACTAGGGGGTAATTGTACATTAGGCGCAGTTGCCGCTGTCATGTCCCCTATGGTAAATGCCTTTGTCTTTGCAGCAGAAGCGGCAAACGATGCCGCCACATTCATCGTATAGTTCTCTATCCTTGGAGTCGGCACATCATCATCCGCCGCAATATCTACATTAAATGTCGATGAAGTAGCTGTTGTATGAGAAAAATCACCGTACGGTAGATTAGATGAAGAACCAAAATCATCAAATACTTCTGGTAACGCAAAGTGTACTTCAGTACCCGCAGAAACACTCCCAGTTTCTGTGTTGTTTGAAGACATGTTCACCCAACCTGAACCGGAGTTAATACTTGTTATTGTCGTACCAGATGGGAAGTCTATTCCACGCACTTCCATACCTGTAGTGAGGTTTGTCACATTCGTCAGGTAAATAATCGGAGAACTTGCACTGACTGTAGAAGAAACAGACTTAGGTTTGATATCACTAACATTGTAGTAATATGTACCAGTTGGAACGTTGGTGCCCCCAAAGGTAAACTGTATGGTGTCCCCTTCAGATGCAGAATCGTCCGTTTTATCAGTTGCAAGAGTGAATGCCGTAGTTGCATCCTGTATGATTATAGTATCAGATGCGACCTGTGTGCCGGTATAACTACCGATATGTGCAGTCGCCTCTACTGTCAAACCACCCGTTGCAGAATCTTTGACACCAGTTGAAGAAGTAAACAACTTAGAACCAGTACTAATTGATTGTGCAGTAGGTTGCGGTGTAATGATGTCTGCGCTGTCACCTGCTATAGTCTTGAAGTTGACGTAGATGTTTTCGGTGTTATTGTTACCGGCATCAGGAATTACATATGCACTAATCGGTGAACCTTCTGTTATAGATGTGCCCATGCCAATCGTATAAACGGGTAAGGATGTATCATTAACTGATATATCACCGGTAGACGCCAATACAGACCCGTTGGCAGTGTCTGAGACGTATATTCTAAAGGATTCCGTCCCTTCTCTACTCTGATCCAAATCCAACGTTAAATTGATCACCCCGTTGTTACCTGCAACAGTAAAAGTTTCTCTACTGCTTATATCTGACCAACCTGCACTGAAGTCATCTTCGTTTACTGTACCTGCAATGTAATAGTAATACTGACCATCCGGTGCACTAGTGGTAAAGATGGATTGCATAGATCCGCCCTCATCCTGTGACACAGATGGTGTAGTCATAGTATAAGTCGCATCTCCAATAATAGTGTAACCCAACCGTTGCATTTCTTCATTAGATGTGTTGGTTAGAACAAAGAAGAAGTCTTCGTTGTCTGAGTCACCATTGTTTGCGAGAAGGAAAGGTACAGTACCGGAATTACTTGTGAAAGTAATATCAATCGCTGACGCACTATCTGTAGGTGGAGGTGTACTAAAGTCCGAATCGGTAGTTGTAGTATGATCAATAAAGTAACCTGCGCGAATACCGTCTTCAATATTTGTACCTGTAACATTAAAGCTCAGGTTATCTCCGTTCTGAGCACCAACAATCGAAGGCGTAATCTGGAACGTAGCGGTCTGATTTTCCACTCGTATTACCCCGCTATGTGTTAACTCTGTACTAAAGAAACCACCACTTGACGTAGTAAGAGTCAACCCCACACCTGATACAGTTTCAAAAACATCTGAGGTTTCGGTTGCGGACAGAACATATGTTGCAGTTGCCGCAGTGATAACGAACGATCCGGTCTTAGTGATGATACGAGAATCTGTTCCACCAATAGTGTAGTTCACTGTTGTGCCTACTGTGGTAGGATCTACTGTTAACTCAATTTCGATATCACCACCTTCTATTACTGTAACAGTAGGATCGGGGGATACGCTGAATGTTGGAATAACGTTGTTGATTGTAATCAAAGATGAAGTTGCTTTGAGAATGTTACTCCCAGTATAAAGCTTGACAACGAAAGTTTCTGTGGTATCTCCGAGATCTCCATCAACCTTTGTTTGAACACTGAAAGATCCACTGTCCTGTCGTATATCTACGGGTTGGAAGTTAGGTGTGAATGTACCTATGACAAAGTCTGCACTATCCGCAGAATCACTCGCAGTAGGAATGACCTGATACTTCAGTGTAGTAGAACCACTGTTTGGCACATCTGTACCTATTATAGAGAATGATACGCTATCACCTTCGTCTATTGTCGAAACAGATGGAGTAAGTGTGTATGACGCATCCACATCATTTATCGTTACGGGTTGGGTTACAATCGATCGATTGTCGTCATCAAAAAAGAATACATTGAACGTTTCCGCAGATTCTCCTTCATCAGAATCATGAAACGTCTGAATGTAGATTGAGGCAGAGTCGTCTTTCATGACAATACTTTGTCTATTGTTCGAATCAGGCAACAAAGTACCGTTTGCGAAATCTGCAATACTGGTGTTACCCTTATCAACATAGTACTCATAGATACCACGACCTCTCGGTACGTTGGAACCTACTAGGCGAACTCTGAAGTTAGTGCCTTCAGGTTCCGAAGAATCGGGTTCAACATAAGCCGCATAAACTTCGTTACCTCGACGTGTCACTACACCTTCTTCTGTGGTGTATAGTGTGGGATATTCTGTATACCAAGATTGTTCTTTCATAGATGGAAGAACAACATCTAACCATCTTTTATTTTGTGACGCTGTGGCAGTCCCCGCACCAACAGCAGTAAATATATTTACGTCACCAGTACTGGTTGAAGAATCACCATCGAGATTCGCATCTGCGATCCTGAAACCGTCGGTGGCAGTAGACTGTGCCCAAATTGCAAACTCGGGTGGGGTTGTGGTAAGAGAACTGACAACTTTTAGCATTTCCAAAGTGAATGCATCAGTAGGAAGTCCTTCACCCACCAGTTGTGGTGAGATCATTGATGCAAATACACGATCCGTTACTAATAACTCACCACCTAGGTACATACCTGCGGGATGAACAAACAACTTGAATAGATCTTTCCACTTGTCGATAGGTACCGAGGATCTTACCAAATATGCAAAGGTTTGGTAGAGTTTATCATCTGTCAAGAAACGTAGTGAATCAGCACCAATTGCGGATTTTACTTCGTTCAACTTAAATATCTGTTCTTGCGTCTCAACGATTTCTACATCAATCCCAAAGAAGGATCGGAAAAACCATTGAATCGCAAACTTAGTACCCTTAGATCTGAATAGAGTATTAGAGAAGTTTGCAGCGGCACGTTTCTGTGCATCGCCTGTCGCAAAACTCTCGAAGTACGAGTCACCTAGAAGTAACTCATCCTCAATGTATGATAACAGTGTAATGTCTGTTTCTGTGATGTCACGAGTCGCAAACAAATGACTAAGAAGTTCTGTCGACTTCTCTTCTGATAGGAACTCGTAATAGTACTCCAACAACTTAATGAACTTAGGATAAGACGAGCTGAAGTGATCCGGTAGAACAGTCTCTACCTGATTAGGTTGAAGACGAAGGTGTCTCCGTCTTTTGTCTTGAAAGTTACTATGCATGACTTAGAGACACGCTGGAGGGGTTGGCCATGTAACATCATCAATGTTGTCTATTGTAGACATATCTAGTGATGATGGCAAGTCCCTCAATGAAGTCCTGTAAGTAGTTACCAGTGCCTTGTCTGAATCAGATAAAGGGGAGTCTGGAAGAATAGCGTAGTCACATGCCCACAACTTGTTAGTTCTTTGTTGGCGTATATCTGCTAACAATGCATCACTACTCCAAGTCCATTCTGTACCAGTCCAAGATGCATGTTTATTAGGTTTAGCAGGCAAATCTTGCCAATCGGTTCCGTTGTGCCACTTGGTGTCCATCCATTCTGCAAAACTCATACCCAACGCGTTCTGAACCCGTCTGACTGTCAATCCACCTTGATCGGTGCCATCTGCGCCATAGAATCCGTTATTTGCAGCGATTTGAACTACAGTCCCTTGACTGTTGACCAACGCGACATTTTGAGCATAATCATCACTCATTAGTAGTCTCCATATATCCTTTCTTTCCCCGAAAAGTAGATACCAAACGAGGATGGGTTTGTGTTGCTGAATGGTGAAAATTGTTGGTTCCAGATTCGAGTGGCGGTGCCATATGTCGAATGTCCGTTACTGAATCTAACACCACGTCGTATAATTAGGTTAGTCATTGTATCATAATAACAAAGACCTGCATTCACATAACGTTCATCATCATAGCTATGCAACAATGTCTGGTGACTGTATGGTGAACTACCAACATCATCTATATGAAAGTTTCCTGTCTTTGCATGAATAGTACTGTCAAACGTTACAGTCGTACCATCTTCACCAAATTGTTTAATACCATAATTACCATAAGAGGTAGCATTAGTCGCTGCTCTAAGTACTATATAGTCACAAGTGGTTGAGCTAGCACCATCCCCTGTTCCTTCAGTACACAACAAAAAATCACATTGAGTTTGTGAACCGCTACTTGTCATTTCCGCAGTGATCCATTTTGACGAACCACTGGTCATACTCGCTACCGTAGGTTTAAACAACAAAATGTCGTCCGAGTAAAAGGTCACTGAACTAGCAGAACCAGTTTCCCACGTCGTTACACCAGTAATACTTTCTTCGGTGTTAAGAACGTAGTTTCCTGTCGATGGTCTTGTAACTTCAATACCATATGCCATTATGATGTCCTAAATGCAGTATAACCGATTGATTGTGTGTCTAAAGAACCATTATTTATTCGGAAACTAGTGCTCGTGATGTTGCTAACAGATATGGAATATGGTGCGTTATCATTATTGGTGTCTAACAACCATATTCCAACCTTATCAACATTGTCCGCATAGACCGTGACATAACCATCAGGATTGGATTCCGTAATAGTCGCAACACCTGCCGCACAAACTAGGACATGTTCCTCATCATTTGTCCATGTTCTATTATTACTTGCGTTTCTAACCTCAACTCCATATTTAACAGCAACTGTAGGTGCAGAATCATGAAAAGTCAATCGTGTACGACCAATAAATCCGCTACTGGTAAAGTCTGGAAATCCATGTGGCGCATCACTTGTCTTGTGGTTGTATATATATTTGAACTGAGTCTTACCACCAGTTAAAGTTCTAGTGAAATCGCCATACTCAAAAATAGTAGGCCCAATCTTAACATGAGTCCACCCGCCAGTAACATTTCCGTTAAACTGCATGAATATGTAACCGTTTCCGACGTGAGAATTGTCTCCGTAAAAGTAAAACTCTTCCAAAGTGGCACCACTGTACATATCTGCACCAGTGTCCGCGAGAGAACCCATAGGTTGACCCCCAGTCAGATAATCTGACGAAGAGTACCCCACAACCGTGATGGTACCTGAATAGATAAAGTATCTACCCGAATCAAAAGTGGTGTTCCAAACAACGGCCATCTTACGATAGATCTCCGATCAGGACTCGTGTAACATAGACACCACCAGTGTAACTCTTAATAGTAATCTTGTCACCTGCAATAATAGTCTGACCAACGTTAGAGTTAGTATTTGTATTAGAGAATCCTGTCGCAAACTGATCCGCAGTAACAGTACCTGCAACGATAAGGTTTCCGTCGATTGCTTCAGTCTGTTCTATCCACGTGGTACCGTTATAGATGTACACCTTCTGTGAAGTTGGTGTACTTATAGTACCCTTGTAGAACCATGCTTGATCTCCTGAAACTTCAGCGCCAGGCGCATCACCAACATAAACACCTTCGTCCCATGCTTCCGCTGCATCCGCAGCAGAGGCAGGAAGTGCACCAGTCGCAGTTGCGGATGCGTAGTTGACAGCATCAACATCGATATGCCATCTACCTGCACCACGGTCACCATCGGTACCAATAGATCCTTGAGTCCCGTCAATTACAATAGGAATGGTCTCGGTGTCTACGACAGTACTTCCGACGATCTGATTGATACGAATTGACTCATCACTGTCCGCAAATGTGTATGTTCCACTTTGACTTGTGATATCCACACCCGCACCTTCAGTGCCCGCATTGGTTACAAAGTAAGTAAGCTTACCATAGTCACCAACAGTAGGTGTACCGTTTCCAACAACACGTTGTTGTGACATCGTCAATGTTGCTGGTGTATGGGTAGTATTATTCTGATTTGCTTTAATAATACTAGCAGAAGTTAAAAGTCTGTATACAGTTGCAGGCGTACCATCCGATCCTGCCTTCATTCTACTGAGACTAAAGACTGCACTCTGTGCGGGTCGCGAGGTTCTTGTTGCAGAGAACTGTACAGATGCAGTGTCCTGACTTATTGCGGTTACAACGACAGTTTTAGTATCACCACCGGTAATAGTACAGTTAGTTGCATTGGTACCGATTGTCCAGTTATCAGTTTCATCGACACCATCTTCGTAGATCCGTAACGTTGAAGTTGCACCGGTGAAGTTACCATTAGAACCGTCATTGTCTGTAGGAATCGAATGATTCTCATTAGTCAAGTCCGTCTGTATTACTCTCGCAGCAGGTGTGCCTGGAGACCCGTCATCACCATCACCACCACGTATCGACTTGGTAAATGAATATCTCTTATCGATAATCATATCACCCGTTGCCATAGGTATTTGTGTTTGTGGTATAGTTACTTGGAAGTCTGCATGTGCTTTCTCGGCACTGGCAGAACTAACAGTGTATATACCAGTAGATGCACCAATACTAACATCAACACCAGTCTCTGTATCTACCGTAAACGAACAGTTAGTAGTAATTTCTGTGTTACCACGGAAGACCTTAAATGTACCACCTGCATCGGTGAGATCTCCAATGATGATTCCCGCAGAATCATATGCTTCTACGTGTGCTTCGTTACTCAGGAAAGTACTGATCGCAGCACCTTCTTGTAGACCATATACCGTGACGAAGTCTTTTGCTTTAATAACATTATCTTCGTATGAGTTAACTTGAACAACGTACGCAGAATCTACGCCGGGTTCATCACCATCAGCTAGAGTGAAAGTGTTGGTTGCGTTCTGCACACGTTTCTGTACGAACGATTCACCTGCACCCTTCTTGAGTAAGAAACTCCAGTTCTCGGTACCAGTGAACTCATCGTTATTCTCTGCGGTAAAGAGTAAAGTGTCAGCTTCAGTAGTACCATCTGGTGCATACCGAATGACTTGTCCATTTTCTGGAACCAGTTTAACTGATCTTGCGTTGAGACCTGCATCACCAGCACTTGTTCCTTGAGGGCCAGTACTACCCCTAACAGATTTTGCGACCGAGTATTGTCTCTCGATCACCTTGTCTATTCCAATGCCAGGAATCAATGCGTGTGGGATTGTCGCAGTAAATGTCGCAGTACCTAGTACCGTTGCGTTACTTGCAAAACTGTTTAGAGTATAGACACCACTTGTTGCGTTGATACCAACGTTAATACCCGAGTTTGCAGTATTAGCAAATGCACATTGAGTCGTAATCTCATTAGATCCTAAGTAGACCTTAAATGTACCACCGCCATCGTTGAGTGCAGTAGTTGGTGCACCGGCTGAGTCAGCGGGTTCAATGTGTGATTCGTTGGTTAGGTAACCGTTTGTTTCGAAACCATTTACTAGACCATACACAGAGACAATATCTTGTGCTTTCTCTGCACTGTCAGACCCATTGGTGTTTTCGTACATCTCACATTTAATTACTTTAACACCGGATACGTCGGGTTCATCTGCGTCTGCGAGAGTGAAGTTAGGGCCACCATTTTGTTTTACTACATAAGTACCGTCGCCTGCACTTGCGTTTTTAACAGACCATTTGTAAGATAACGTGTTTGCTCCATTCTCAGGTTCTGCGCTGAAAGTGAGAGTGTCTGTTTCTGCACCGGCACTATCATACCGGATTACTTGGCCGTTGAGTGGTAAGATCTTAACTGCACGGGCATCGTTACCCGCTGCACCCTCATTACCATCCCTACCAGAACCACCGATCAATTTCGCAATACTATAATTCTGGTTAATAGTAACAGCAGTGGAACTGCCGGGAATCAATGATGCAGCAACAACTGCACGAAGAGATGCACTACCAGCAGTTTGACCGTCAGAATCAAAAGAGTCGACCGTGTATGTACCGTTAGAACCAAGAGTTACATCAATACCAGTCTCTGATTGAACAGTATAGGTTACACTACCGTTACCAGTAACATCTGTTCCACCTACAAGTACGTTGAATACACCACCTGCATTATTAAGATTACCTGTCAACACACCTGCACTGTCTGCGGGTTCGGTATGTACGGAGTTGGTAAGGAAACCAGTAACTGCGGGAATACCTACGTCACCGCTGTCGCCAGTGCCTCCTGGCGATCCTGGCGATCCGCCAGCACCTGTCGCACCTGTCGCACCATCTCTGACACCAATGACCGAAACGAAATCGTTTGCAGAGGAATCCCCTGAACCATTTAACACAGATACTTTAAGAATCTTAGATGCGGATGCCGCTGGTTCACTACCATCACCCAATTGGAATGTAGCACTATCGAGAGTATTGGTAACCGACTGTTTCAACACATTGTCTACGAAGAACTGATATGTTCTATTCGAATCTGCATTAAAGTTTTGTGAAACTGCACGGAAGTTTAACGTGGTATTTTCTGTTGTACCTGTACTATCGTACTGAATAATCAACCCATCGATGGGTTCTATTTTTACAAACGTAGGACTGACGCCATCTGCGCCACTGTCTGCACCACCGCTACCTTGGACTAGGTTTCCGTCAACAAGAAGGTTGGTTGCGTCTGCAAAGTTTACATTATCACCCTGAACTTCAATTCTCTTGTTTCCAAGGTAAATGGTACTACCACTAAGATATAGATCCTTCCACTTTCTTGATACAGAACCTAGATCATATTCAGAGTCTGCCAGAGGTATAATATTACCTGCGGTCAATGTACGGGTCAATGCATTGTAAGAAAGATCTGGATCAGTCTTTACCGAATCGCCCACACTGGTTGTATTTGAAACCATTGTGGGGTATAATAGTACTTGTTCACCCGCAGAATCTACTGAGAGTTTACCCGCAATGTTTGCTGTTGTTGCAGTTGTGACGTAATCGAATACCGCTTTGGAAGTGGGTATGGAGGAGTCAGTTAGATTATTTTCAATGCCGTCCGCAGCGTCGACAAACTTACTAACAAAGACTCCTTCTGTGTAGTCCTGTAAAGAACCAAACGTCATCTTACCAGTGGTGAAGGTGTCACCCCCGATAGTAAGTTCGTTGGTAATATTGAAATCACCCGCGACCTTTGCGCCTGTCCCTGAGTCTACGACATTCTTAGTGTAGTCTTGTAGCAGATTTCCAAACGTTATCTGTTTGGTAGTCGCGACACTAACGTCATTTATAACTAAAACATCACTGTCCCTGAGATCCACATTGGTCAGTGTGTTTAATTGTGAGATTTTAATATCTGCCATTTAACTATTTTCCTATACGATGTTTATCGTGTTACCCATCCCTGAGTGGGAAGTACACTGGTAGTATAAAGTTGCTGGAGCACCCATAGGAACCGCGAAGAACACAGATCCTACTTCTGCTGCGTTGTTTGTAACCCCAGTAGAGTATGCTGCACCACCATTAGAAACTCTGATCTCAAACGGATGTCCCGAGGCTGTCATGTCAAAACGGTATGTGTCCCCTCTACGCAAATAAAGAACCGGATCGTTCTCCGCAGTAGGGAAGAACACATTTTGACGATCTTCGAATACATAGTTTGATGCGCCATCATTTGATACTTTGAATGAGTATTGAACACCACCTGCGTCAATACTAAAGTCACTGTCTATACCCAACGAGAACTTTGCTGAACTATCGAGGTATGAGAGATGATGTATGCCTGGATTGTATCTATATTTTTGTTGTACTTCAACACCGTCGTTACCAGACAAATTACTACCAAAGTGTGGATAGTATATTGCGTCTGTGGTTGCCTGACTGATCTGTACGTTAGTAGCTGCGGTTGCACTGAGTGCAGCAACGTTAGTGATATTAGAACCATCTCCGTTAAAGTATGTCGCAGAGAGAGTACTTGTCGATGCTTCGTAAGACATATTGGTAGTAAAGTCGACACTATCTCCACCAGAAGCGTGGTCGCCCCGTAGAAGTGGATAGAAGGTACCGACAGCACCAACACTATCTGCAATTACACCACGTGCATTAGACGCGGAAGTCGCAACGAGTGCAAGATCCGCAGTAGATGCATTACCAATAATTTCTGCCACCGTGAGGGTGTCATTGGAGGGGTTATATGTTATACCCGCATCAACACCAACCGAGTCTGTACCTGCCGCCTGAACAAAAGGAATGAGGAAAGATGCGTCCGTTGTTGTAGAAACAGTATTGATCTGAGATGCAATTACACCCGAACCTGCCGCACCCTGTTCATCGTTTGCGTTAGCCCATGAGGTACCATTGTACTTGAGGATCTGACCAGATACCAGACCAGCAAAGGTATCAACAACATCATTCAAAGATGTGAGGTCAAAGTTAGCCGAGTCTGCGACCGCAGCAGTATGTGCAAACGTGGCAGAGTCTGCATTACCGGTAATGTTCGTAGTTAATCTTTCGGTAGATGGATCGTAAGTGATGCCTGGATCGGTCAAAACCGAATCTGCGCCGGATGGGTTTGCTTTGAACATCACAAAGTTATCACCAGAGTTTCCTGGCGTACTAATCACTGTTTTAGCGGCACCCGCGATCAAAGCAGTCGAAGCTTTATTAGCACTGTCAATGTTAGACGCGATAAGATCCTCGAAGGATATTTGCTTCGTTTTATTTGCACTTACATCTACGATTACTAGAACGTCAGAGTCAGCTGCATTTGCACCTGTCAATACTTCCAGTTCGCTTATTTTTATACCTGCCATCTATTCTTCCTCAAGAATCTGTATTGTTATTTATACTAACTAACGGTAAGTGTTACGGTCACATTCTCAGAGATTCCGCCAGTTGGTGTGACTCTATACACAAACTGATCTGATCCTGATTGACCAACTGTACCGGTGTATGTCGCAACACCTGTACTCGAATTAATTGTTGCAGTACCTTTCGACGGTGAACTCACAATACCATATACTGGACTTGTGAAACTGTCATTTGTAGAAACATCGATTAGTTCTGCAACCCCAGCAGTCGCTGCAAATGGCCCAAGGGTTGTCGCAACAACGTCTTGTACTGCACCAACCGCAACGGTAACCGTCTTAGTCAACTTCATTGGAGACGAACTGTCACCAAAGAGAAGGTCGATATCAAACGTATCAGTACCGTTCCAGTTACTGTCTGGAGTATACTTATACTCACCTGTCGCAACAACCACACCGGACGCACTAGTGATCAATTTACCGTATGTTACTGTCGCAGTACCATTATCTGCGGTGTTAGTACCCAAAGAGAAACCATGTGTGTCTAAAGGTACGTTGACCATTTGGAAATTACTAATGGTAACCGGTGTGTCTTCTAACGTTGATGTAGCAAGTGGTGTTGCTGTCGCCGCACTGTCTTGAATACCATACAACTCATCTCCGTTCAACTGGAGATTGTCTATATCGTATTGTGTAATAATAGGTGCAGCTGGGTTGATTGACTTATACATTGATACTTTCATTTCGAAGTCAAGCGTATAGATTACAGTACGTCGTGCCTCTAGTGCTGCCTCGAAGTCGTCTGAAAAGGTAATACCTTGTAGAGTTACAGGCACATCTTCTTTGACACCATCAAAGTCTTCGAGTGGTCTCATTGTTATTGTGTAAGAAGGCGTGAAGTAAGGCAGTATCTGTTCAACGATCTGTAGTGCATCATCCTGACCCTTCGCATATATGTTTAACTGAAAGTTAATGTTATATGGTACGGGGGTGAACACCTGTGTAGACTTACCAAATGTTTGAGATGGTATAACACAGTTATTTACTTTTGGCAACTGTCTTTGTGAGTCATAGTTCATTGCAACAATCTCAAAAGACATGCGAGGTAACTTGACTGCAATCTTACGTTCTCCCTGTTCACCTGACTTATTCATTGCGTCAATACGTGCAATAAAGTCTCGTGATGGGGCATAGGACAGGGGGACTTTAACCTGTGATATGGTTGCACCGCTAGAGTTCTTTCTCAAAACGTTTACGTTATTAAAAAGAGATCCGAACACTGCAACCGCAGATCGTATGCGTTGATGATAAAAATGATTACCGAACATTATTCAGGATCTCCGAAAGGATTAGATTCAGAGAAGTCCAAGAAACCATCTCCTATTGTATCAAAATCACTATTCATCGCACCGTCTTGTAGATCTTGTACAACGGGTGAACCAGAAGGTGTTACACTAGTACCAGAAGATTGACCTACAATGTTTGCGGTAGTAGTCCAGTTATGGAACTCACCGTCTGTCGCACCTGAGTGTATCAGATAGAGAAGACCGTTTGCGTCGTCGTGGTCACCAACCTCACCAACCATCGTGTACGTACCGTTGTTCTGTTGAATCTCTTCACCGATCTCAAACGTTACACCCGTTGGTATACTGATCTTCGCGGCATATGCGAGTTCTTCGATAGTATTAACTTCACCCACATTAGTATCGAAGTCTTCATCGTTGTACTCGAAGAGTTCACAACGCATCTTAAACACAGGAAGGTTCTTCAACTGATAGAACGGTTGTTCAGTCTCTACCCTTGTAATTTCAAACATAGACTTTGAAAGAGTGAGGTATATTAGGTCACCCTCTCGTGGACGGTAAAACTCTTTTACGCCCGGATCGTTTTCATAACGTCCGACCTGATTTAACCATCGTCTACGTGATACTACAAACGTAGCTGCGTCACGGATCTCAATGCCAAACTTGGAAAAGAGATCGCCCTCTCCATCAAAACCTTCGGTATTCTCTACGTACATTTCTATCTTGTACGCGTTTTCAAAACGACTCACTGAATCATCTTGAAAGATACCGTCTCGACGGACAAGTTCACGGGGGATATAGTATACATCTTGACCATATATCTTCAGAGACTCGATGATTATATCTTCATAGAGTGCCTGTTCGTTATGGGTTCCCTGCGTGAAATAGGAGTTAACTGCCATTCGTTACCCCACGAAAAAGTCTGGTGGAGACTCATATTCTAATCGCATCTTCTCTTCTAACCTGAGAAGTTCCTGTGTAGCATCTTCATATATTTGACGACCGTTCATGGTTACACCGCCGGGCAGTTGTACACCTTCAAACTTAATAAGGTTTGCACCCCATTGTTGTTTGATTGACTGTGTGGTATAATCTCTCAAGAACACGTCATTCCAAACGTTGTATGAATCACCATCTACCCACTGATATGCTTCTGCGATGAGATAGTCACCCACCTTCAGATCCTCATCTTCAAAGTTACCGTGTAGATAAAGTCTTTTTTGATTACGTGAGAACGTAGTAATGGGTTGTCCTTCCAAGATATTATCAAGAAAGTTTAAATACTGTTCCAACTGGTAGTAATATGACATACCACCAGAAAATTGCAAGAAGTCGCCCATACTGTTCAACATCAATTGATACTTGATATCAAACATATTTACAGAAGACATGATGTGTCCGAAAGGGAAGACTCTTGTGATAACCGGTATATCAGATGATATCGGAATGTAACCGTTGTCGATATCTGTCTGAGTTATCTGGTGTTTCATAAAGATACGAACTGTCGCATCGTCGTGAAACTCTCTATACAAGGCTAACGCATCATCCACACGATCTTCCACCTGATCGGTGTCAACATTTATTTCTATAACAGGTTGACCCAGACGGCGAAGACAATAGTCAATCAGAGTGTCCCGTGATGTTACCGCTGCCATTTATCTTGCTCCAATTAGTGTACTAACTATTTATGCACCCCACAGGACTGCACCTGCGGAGTCATAAATGATTAGTTGATTGTTGTTTGTATCAAAGAATCCTGTGTTTGCCTTTACAGAGTCCGCATTCAAAGATGCACGGATGAGGATATCATTATCTGTCGAGTCACCACGATCTGTAACATCTTGTAGATTATCTACTTCGGTTGCAGAGAGTGATGCGAAGGTTCTTTGTGCAACACTATCCGCTGCGGTTAGTACAAGTACGGTTGTAGTGTCGTTGTTTGTTGGTAGATTCTCAGCAGTAATACCACCCTTTAAGAATACTTGATTGGTAGTAGAATCGCCACGATCTGTAACAGACTGTAACGTATCTTGACCAAGACCCGCATCATCAACAAGGTTTGCAAATGATCGTATACCAACACTATCGGTCAGTTCATTGAGAACCAAAAGACTTGTGGTAGTTCCATCACTCTCTGCTTGGGTCATGGATAGACCGGCAATTGTGAGAGAGTTAGTAGTAGAATCACCACGATCTGTTACGATTTGTAAGGTGTCTGCACCTATACCTGCTTCGGATGCAAGTGATACGAACGTTCTCTTACCAACACTATCTGT